TATAGATTGCTGACCTTGGTTTTGATTAGCGGCCTTAAAGCCGATAGCTATTGCTTCAATACCTTGTATATTAGCTCCAGTATCTGTGCCAATGGCCACCGCAGCTTGGCCTTGACCATTAGCACCAGCGCCTGCTCCAATTGCTATTGAAATAAAACCCTGGTTGTTTTGACCAGCATCAAGACCAATGGCCACTGCACTTGCACCTTGTGTGTTTGCCCCGGCAGCGAGCCCAAATGCTACTGCGTTACCTGCGGTGTCTCGAATCACTGCACCATTTGATAATGTTAAATTACCAGGTAATGTTAAATTACCAGCAGAATCAAATGTCCATTGCTTTTGCGAATTATTCCAATCTGTTTGGATAAACACACTGTTGTTATCAAGGCCCACATAGGTATTGTCATTAGATCCAGCAAGTTCTATGTAACTGTTGGCAGCGGCATAAAGATCGTAACCAGTGAATACTGCACCATTTGGGAACGTGGTATTACCTGTGTTGCCAAATGTCCAGATGCTGGCACCGGAGTTGATGTTAACATTGCCAAGTATATTACCAATTGCACTACCCCCGGTAATATTGACATTGCCGCCATTGTTACCAAATCCACCTTCAATATTAACATCACGACCGTCTATAGAGGCATTGCCCTGACTGCCTCTGATATTAAGTGGACTATCTTGATAAGGCACACTATTGCCACCTTGAATTGTCCAGGTTTGCCCTTCGGACCCTTGTATACTGCCAGGGAATGTAGTGACGGCATCTGTGCCAAACAGCCAATTGTGATAGGAGCCATCAGAAGTATAAATGCCAACCCCATTAGCATCAATATTAAATCCGTTTTGTTGTTCGTTATAATACATGCCGATGCTGGCACCTGCTCCAGTGGGATTTTGATAGATATAATAGCTGCCATCGCCGTTGACTTCTATTGACCCTACATTATTGATTGACCCTATATTACTGATTGATGATATATTACCAATAGGATTGTTATCAAATGCCCCCATCAATGATACAACATTTGAATCACCATAGGTGCCACTTATACTTACTGGATCGCCGTTGGCATAGTTGACTCGGAACGAATCGGTTGGTAGAGTTAAATTACCAGTGTTGTCAAAAATCCATTGGTATCTATTGCCACTAACATCGGTAGACAATATAATGTTGGCCGGAGCTACTTCAAACTGTGTGGTTCTGTCGTAGTCAAGATCAACTTGACGATTTTGAACAACATAAGTTACACCGCCTTCGGCAGTAGGATTAAAAACTTGAACAGCTAAATCATTGCCTTCCTGGGCAAGAATATCTCCTGGAACTGTTACATCGCCATTAGTATCAAAGTTCCAATCGCCGCCACCAGTGGTAACGCCAGTGACAATATGCACATTATCGCTAACTTGAACCAATGATTTAGGGAAGCCTGCTATGTCCCAATCGCCTAATTGTAAAGAAGCACCCGGGCCAGAATCTGTTACTTTGATATCAAAGAAAGCATCAGATGGTCCATTGATAGCAACAAGATTTGCAGTGCCGCCAGTAATATTGCCTGCTGTAGTAAACCCGCCGTCCGAGTTAAATGGTGTTATGTTTGCTGACATTTATTATTCCTTAGTCGTATGTCTGGTTAAATTCTACAACATCGAATGTAAAGTAGTATGATCCATTGCTGGCTGTTCCGTTACCAGTAGCAGTGGCATTGATGAACATGGTGCCGTAGATGGGATCATAGGCAGGAACAATCACCACATCATCTTCGGTTGGATCTGTTTTGAGTCGATTGGTTATGCTGTAAGTTATGTCGCCCGAATCATTTCTTGCGGCAAAAATATCAGCCATCTGCATATTTTGTGGTGTTGGTGATGTGCCGGCACCGTGTTGAATACGCATGGTCATTTTAAATGCCCAGACATTTGCGTTGTATGCAGTGTAGACCACCTGTGGAGATCCAAACTGTGGACTTTGTATAATAGTCGACACCGTAACTTGATTGGTGCCGCCCGAGTTAGGTGATATGATTCTGCGTGTGCCGTATAGGCCCAACTGCTCACCTTCGTAAGGATTACCTGGATCGTAACTATTTTCTGTGCCGATCTTGACCGCAGGCAGTATCGCTTGACCAGCGTAGTTGAACACTGTGGATTTTGAGTTGACTGTTAGAGTTATATCCCCCCAGCCACCGTCTCCTTGTCCTGCATTAATTAGAACACTGCCGCCCACAGTTGCACACCCAGTTGCATTACCACCATTTAATTCCAATGTTCCACCAGCAGAAGGAATTCCGCTGAACCCGTTAATTGTGCTACCACCACTTAATACCAATGACCCTGCCAGACCGTCAACATTAGCAGTTGCGCCGGTGATATACATTGGATTGCCAAGATTGTTGCCGATTATGTTGCCCGGCACAGTCAAGTTACCATCGTTGTCAAAGTTCCAAGATTGGATGTTGCCAATGTTGCCAGAATTGCTTGTGATTACTGTGTGGAAAGCATCGATGTTTAGTTGCCCCATGTCCTCACGGATGTAAACACTTTGTTCTGTGCTGAACACAATGCCAGCACCTTGACTGGCATTACCTGGGCCAATTAAATTGCCCGTGCCTGTTTCAAATGTCCAAGTTCCGTAGCCATCCGTGCCCACATTAACCACCAAATTGCCGTCTGCTGTGGCTATGTTGGCATAGCTGTTACCGTTGGCAATGAGATTGGTTGCCCCGCCACCCAATGATACTGGATCGCCGTTGGCATAATTTACAGCAAATGTGTTGGCTGGTAGCGTTAAGTTGCCATTGGCATCAAATGTCCAACGATGTGGAACACCGTCACTGCCCTTTTGATTTTCAATAAACACTTCAGGTGTATCCGCTGTGTATAAAGATGCTTTGATCCAAGCCCACGCAGAGTTTGGTCCTGTGACATCATCTTCAGGATAAATTTCCCAAGTATTTGTGTCCTGATTTTGTTGAGTGTAGGCATTGCCACTGAATGTTCGTGTGGTTAAGAATGCACCTTCAGATGTGGTTATTGTTGAATTTCCAGGCAATGTTGTATTGCCATCTGCATGAAAGGTCCAAAGGCTACCGGCACTGTTGGCCCAGTCACCCACATTGATTGATAAGTTTGAGTCTGCGGCAATCTTACCATTGTCGGGCATGACAAAGCGTCCAACACCATTGGCATCAAATAAGAATGTATGCCCTTTGCTCTTGACATACACATTGCCAGTCGAAGCGTCAATTGTGAGATCATCGCCGAGTGGCTGAATGGTGGCATTGCCTGGGATGGTTAAATTGCCATCATTGCCAAATATCCAGGTAGCAGTAGGATCAGAATTGGCTCCTGCCTGCAATATAATATTACCGTAGGTATTGTTTAACAAAATAGCATTGGCATCGCCATTGGTAGGGATGTTTATTCCTGCTGTGTAACCATGAGTGAGGTCACCGTTAGTTATATTTCCGCCATTGAGATTGTAAAAGTTATTGCCACTAAATGCCCAATTGCCAGTGTTGGCTGTTCCATTGCCACCTGAACTGAAACTTTGATAGGCTTCCATCTCAGCCCACTGATTTGAAGTGTCGTCATTAAAGTAAATATACTGAACACCAGTGTCTGACTCAATCCAGATGTCGCCTATGCTGGCATTGCCAGGTGCGCCTTGGCTGAAATACACATTTGGACCACCACCACCGTTGCCTGTGATACCTGTTAAATAAGCACCATTACCATAGTAGTAAACAGCATGAATTTCGTCCCATCTTCGATTGGCCCTGCCCAAATCATATACTGCATCAATGCTAGGCACAGTAGTGCTGGCCACTGTGACATTGCCTATGCCATTGCCAGCCAAGATTAGATCAAGATTGGTTTCGTTTGTACTGACACGGTTGTAGGAAATAACAACTTGCGAGTTTACAGGGCCAGCAGCCCACACATTGGCAAAATTGTTGTTTACTGCGTTAAACGCATCGCGCAGAGATTCCCCGGTGCCATCGTTGGCAACTTGGCCTACATTGATATATTGTTGTGGTTCACTCATGCTGAATCTGGGTCCTATGGTGTATTTACCAGAACCCAGCGTATGCTATTTTTGGGTCAAACGCCAAATTGAGTTTGAAATTCAGCTATGGTTTGACGCGAGTATCGGGGGTGTTTTTGGAATTCTGGCACATCTGCTGTGACTGCACCATGCACTCTAATGAAGTTTGTGTTGGGATAGTCTTGCATGACTTTAAGCAATTGTCGTTCCCAATTGCCAGTAAACGTTGGATTTGCAGCACTGGGTTTGTAGAATTCAGAGTCTGCATACACATTGTTAAATCTATTGTTAATGCCAGCCATGTCAAATCCTAGCAAATAGATGTTCAAGTGTTTATCTTGGGCTGCAATGGCTGCTGCTAGTGGTCCAGAACTATAGCCCCAGTATTGTTCAGGCACACGATGCGCACCAAGTCCATCAAGTGGTCTTCTGGTGTAGAATTTGTGTTTGAGTGGGTAGCCGCTATGCTGTATTTGCTCGCTTATTGGACGATCTGTGGCAATCAAAACATCTGGTACAAAGTCTCTGTACAAAGCATTACACCCATAGATTGTGCCGTGGGTGCGTAAATTTTCTAAATTAACACCTTGTCTGCTGACCCCATTGCCTAATACAAATGCCATGCTCATAAAAAATCCTCCTTGTAGTTAGCAAGGAGGACGGTAGGATCAAATCTAATTAGCTTGTGGTTTTGACCACTTGCGCCAATTGTAAAGAACCATTTTGAGCCGCAATGCTGTTGATAATTTCAGCGCCAGACCATGTAACTGTGCCTTCGTCTGTGAAGAAGTTCACAGGATAGAAGTTTTCATTAGTGTAGGTGTTTGGTCCAAGATTGCTGTTACTATAGGTATCATAAGTCATACCGTTCCAATCGCGGATCCACTTGTTGGTAATGTAAGAAGCATACACAGCAGAACTGTCGCCTACTGAATACTCAATACACATGTTGCCAGCTGTGGGTGTACCAGTGTTGGACAACACACATTGACCAACTGGATATGCTTCACCTGTACCAGATCCAACAGCAGTAGCAGTGAAAATGTCGCCTACTGCCACATTGCTTGAACCTGCACCAACTGCGGCCCAATTGGTTGAGCCTACCACAGCAATACTATATGCTTGACCAACAATAAAATCTTCATCAGCAGTGGTAGCAGCAACATAAGCTACCAAAAACTTGTGCGCACCTTTCTGACGGATCAAACGACCTGCACCTGCACCAGTAGAACTGTTGTTTGACAACAAGATATTAACTTGTGGAAGAATGATAGGATTGGTTGATGTGGTTGCTGTGGTGCTTAAACCGCCAACCACACCTAGATATTCGGTGCCAGACAGAGTCTGAACAGGTGCGTTAAACACTGGATCAGTCAAACTGTTAAAATTTGGATAGCCAACGTCAATTATTACAGCGGCGGCGGGTTGATTTACTGTGCCATTTGTATTGATTGTGATACCTTGTGCGGTACCGTACTTTTGAATTTTTAGAGCTCTTCCCATTTGATTTCTCCTTATAGAAGCCCAATGCGGGTTCTAGCCGCTACGCAGTGGTGAGCTGCATAAAACGCCAAATTGCGTTGACAAGTATTTAGCGAAAATGTAAAATGGAACCAACTACACCTTAAATATAGCCATGGACACAAACACTCTTATTGCTCAAGGCAACGACCTTAGAGCACAACATCGCCCCTTAGAAGCTCTCAAATGTTATGCTCAGGCATTTGTTGAAGATCCAGATTCGTCAGCGGCTTGGAACAACTATGGCAATGTCATGAGAGAGTGCGGACAGCCTGCTAGAGCCATACCATTTTTACAACATGCCATCGTACTAGAACCCACATCAGCCACAGCACAATTTAATCTTGCTGTTGCACTGTTACAGTTAGGCAACTATCGAGATGGCTGGCGCCAGTATGAAACTCGCTGGAACTACGAACACTTGGCAGGACAACTGCCCAAGTACACACAGCCACGCTGGACTGGGCAAGACCTTAAAGACAAAACTATACTTGTAGAAGGCGAACAAGGCCACGGAGACAACATTCAGTTTGTGAGATTTATCTACAACCTGCACACAATGGGTGCTAAGATCAAACTCAAAGTCACAGACTCACTTATTCCACTATTGTACGGAAGTCCTCTGCTGGAAGCCATTGGTAGATATACTGATGATGTAGGCGACTTTGACTACTGGACTCCTATCATGAGTATTCCAGGTATATTGGGTGTCACACTAGAAAACTTGCCAAAGCCAGTAAACTATCTCAATGCTGACATGGACAAACAACAAGAGTGGTTGCAACGCCTGGGTCCAAAGAATCGCATGCGAGTGGGATTCTGCTGGAGTGGTAGAAAAGACAACTGGCTGAACGAGCATAAAGGCATGCCGTTCCCTGTGATGTTAGAGTTGATCAAAGCCAATCCTCAATATGAGTGGGTTAACTTGCAGATTGATGCCAGTGAAGCTGAAGAATCTGAATTGGCCGCAGCTGGTGTGAGTAGATTTCCGGGCTCAATACAAAGTTTTGCCGACACTGCGGCACTAGTCATGGCCATGGATGTGGTGATTGGAGTTGACACTGCTGTGTCACATCTGTCAGGCGCACTGGGTAGACCCACTTGGATCATGCTCAACTGGTTTGGAACAGATTGGCGTTACTTGCTGAATCGTGATGACTCACCTTGGTATTCTACTGCACGACTTTTTAGACAACCTATACAGGATGACTGGGCATCTGTCACAAAGAAAATAGCTCAATATCTCAGTTGGATGAAAGTTTAACTAACTTTTTAAAATCTTGTGACCAAGGTACATTAAAAACATGCATGCCCGTGGCCATGACTCTATTGGTGGGCAACAATGGTGTTATTGACGGTAATCGAGTCCAGTGCACACCAGGCTTGTGATGATGCTCTTGATGCAGTCCAGAATTGAAACAAAAAGTGTTGTACCACCAGTTGTAAACGCCCACAGAGTCTTGTGTGGTATCACCTCTGCGATCATGTGCGCCCCAGTGTTCTCCATAGTGCCAGGCAGCATTCAAAAACTGCATGACTGGGCACACCACACAGAACCACCAAAGTCCGTATTCAAAATTCAGCAACAACAAAAGCAATGTAAAAGCTGCCAATGCTACTGCTTCTCTCTGCCAGTGTGCATGTTTGACCAAGGGCATTGATTTTACCCGGCCAGTTATCCAACTATATAAAAAGTTAGTTTTTACACTCCACCCTAGACAAAATTTCCATGCGTTTTCTGCTTGCCCTTTAGTTCCTTTAGCTAACACACTGATTGTATCTTTGCTCACAGGAGGATCGTTTACAAACTTGTGATGAATCAAATGAGCATTTCTATAAACTTGCACAGGTGTTGCTCCGGCAACTGACAACATGCACTCATACACACGATTTAGTGTTTTACTATGGAATGTTTCCCAATGGCTATGATGATGCAATGATGTGTTGTTGCAACACAGCATCAACATCACATGCACAGGCAGAAACACCAGCCACCAAACATAGTCTGGGTCAATGATAGCAAACGCCAACGCCACAATTACAGTAGTTAGAGCTTGCACTACCAAAAATGCATCTTGAATGGAATGTCGGAATATTTTCATAAAATATATTCTGTTGCTTTTGGAAACAATACTCTCCAGTCTAAATTTCTTTTTTTATCAATGCTCTCTAAGTAATCTAGCGACAGCAAATTATCACCAGCTTGATTGAAAGTTACAACTGTTTTCGTGCCTTGCTTGTTTTGGGGTATAGTTTGATCAATCCAATCAATCACTTCGGTATAATATGGTTTGTTCAATTGCGAAACTGTGATATTGACAGCAAACCCCACATTGTCAGGTGCAGCACTAACCAACCACAAAATGTTATCAACCACTTGATTCCATTTGGCAGGCCAGCGCAAGTATTCAAATCTTTCACCTACTCCATCAATACTGAAACAATATTGAATGTATTGAAATCTGGCAGATTTGTCCAAGAAACTTTGTTTGGGCATTACTGTTCCATTGAAGTGAATTCTTATATTTTGATCAACATTTAGATGTTCTAGTATAACTTCTGAACTGTGATTCAGTATTGGTTCGCCGCCACAAATTACCACTCCAGTCATTTGTTTGGCTCTCATGATAGTCTCTGGATCAATGTCACGAGGGTTGCCAGGAACAATTGGAATACCAAGTTCTTTTTGCCATCTTGTGCTGGCCTCAGGACCACATGTCACACAGGCAAGATTGCAAATTGATCCAGGATGAAAAGTTGCTGCCCCTGGGCAGGTATTAGATTCTGATATTTTCATGGTGTGCCTAAATAGAATTGTGCAGTGCAAAATTTTTTAAAGTCATCACTGACCAAGCGTTCACGATTGGCAATCACTCTATCTTGACAACGGTTCCAGTCTGCCAACGCATCACCATGTTTGATATACTCCACAATAAACTTGCAAGCAACCATGCATCGTTCTTGTTCGTCTTCAATTTGATCCCACGTGCGCCAAGGTATGATGTCCTCAAACATATCAAATCCTGCATCCTGACAAAATTGTGTGGCACCGGCATGACTTAACAGTATGGGAATTTGATAACACACCAATGGCTTGCATATTTTTTCAGTTAAAAAACCCAAATTTGGACAACTTTCAGTTACAATGTTTACAGCGCATTCATTGTGGATTTTAAGACTGGTGTATTGATCTGCATTGAAGTCTTTGTGTTTTTCATGTTCAAATCTAATGGGAAGTAAATCCAGCATGGATTCTGCTTGTATACGTTTTTGATCAGGCAGCAGATCAAGTTGGTGTTCCATGCCGGGACAATTTACTTTTGGATTCCATACAAATGAGTAGTCAAATTTGTCAAGCAAATTGTTGCTGGCCAATTCAGTAAACAACCAAATTCTGTGCCATATTGGACGATTGTTTAGACTCATAAATGGTTTTATTTTTTTCTCAAACTTTGGCAAGTCAACACGATTTATCGGAATCTGATAAGCACCATATGAGTATGAATAAAAAACCAGTGGAAAAAATATAAAATCTTTGTGTGGATTGTAAAATTTTTTGTATTCGTTGACTATAATTTTGAGTGGGGCAATTTCTTTCAACTTATCAAAAATACCAGTTATGTGTTCAGTATCTAATACTTCAGGACTGTAAGATAAATCATAGTAAATTGGTTGATCTCCTACATCGGGCAAATGTGCTTTTAGATTGGGTATATCATTGATAGTGTATATGATATTCTGAGTGATTACTACTGAATCTTTTGGAATCAGCGGCCAAAGGTAAGCTCTGCTGTTGGTTGTATCAATTTTTTCTGTTACAAATATAGGATCCATTATTTACATACTTAGTCAACAAAAAATTTGCTCAAGCAAGTTGTGACATCTGACACATGATACGACTTCTCAATGTTTCACTGTGAAAATATTGCTTGTTGTATTCTACTCTAGGTAGCACTTGATAGTAATTAGACAGTATTGTTCCTTGCTGAATCCATTGGTTAACAAACTGTGATATCTTGTGTAATCTTGATCGAATTGATAGATCAGTGTCCCATGTATGCCAAGGCACTAGATCTGAGAACATGTCAAATCCTATATCTTGTAAAAATTTGTTGCAGCCAGGCGGGCCAACAATCACTGGAATTTGAAGTGCCATGAATGGTTTACAACTTTTTTCACTCAATGAGCAAGTGGTCATTTCTGTTTCTGTAACCAAATTTACAGCACACTCACTATAAACTGGATGATTGACTCCAATTCTATAAGCACCAAAATTATCGTCTGTTAATGTTCTTTCACCTTTCCAAGTGTATACCATTTGATCAATAATTTGTAATTTTTTAAATTCTTCGTACAACCAAATTCTATGAGGTGGTTGATTATTGTTCAAACACATTATGGTTTTGGTTTTATCACTGGTTGCATCAAACTTTGCATCAAACCACAATTGATTTCGCAAACCAAATGCCCACATGTAAAGAGGAAAAAACACAAAATTTGTTTTTGGTGTATACCAGTTGGTGTAGTCTGCTGACAATACCAATCTTGAAGGTATCGTTACCTTGTGATCTGACATTGCATTATGTGTGAAATCAGTTATTCGTTGCTGTATTGGCCATTGATTTAATAATTGATCGGTAGCTGACACATCGTAATCGTTGTCTGTGATTAGCACCACATCTTCTTTGAACCATTGATTGAGATAGGTTCGTGGAGTGTAGTGAATATCTGGATTGAGATAATGAATCATCAAACTATATAGCCAACAAAAAACCTGCCGAAGCAGGTTCTTTGCCTTCCCATCCCTGGGTTGTTTCTCTGATTAGGAGAATGACAAGTTAGATACTGCAATTTCTCCAACATAGTCGCCGGCGTTACCAAACGAACTTGCAGTGTTGGTCAACTCAATGTAACCATAACGTGTCATGAATGACACCACTGGTTCAAAGGTTGTTGGATCCAACACAACACCACTGCTCATCAAAGGAATGTATGGGCAGTAGAATGCAGGAGCGTCAGCTTCTGAAGAGCCTTTGTAGCCAACTAGAACTGGTGTGGTGTCAGCAGCATAGCTGTCAACGAACACACGCATAGAACCGTTCAGGGTACCAACAAACTTGGTGTTTGTAGGTGCTTCGAAGGTGCCTTCTGTGGTACGAGCAAAAGCTGAAGTTGTTGCACTTTGCAACACTGTCAATGCAGCTGAAGAAACAACAGCGTAGTTACCAGCGCCACGACGTGTACGTTGGGCGATCAAGTTAGCAACACGGTTGATCAAAACAGCCAATGCGGCGTGTTCGTCACCAACGAATGTAGCTGTACCTGAAACGGTAGCTTGGTTGTATGTGAACTCAGTAGAAGCCAATGAGCGCAAGCTCAGTAGAATCTCTTGGTCAATCTCAGCGGTAATCTCTTGAGCCAGAGCAGCCATGATTTCTGCTTCAACGTCAATACCATGCATGGCTTGTGCGTCTTGTGCAGATTCAAAAGTCCAGCGAGCCTGCAGCTTGCGGGTCTTGGCTTCAACAGCTTGTTTCAAGATTTGAACGCTGATTTGTTTACCGCCAGTACCTTCCATGGTAGCTGTATTGGCACCAGTGTAAGCATTGGTGCTAGTAGTACCTTGAGGAACTGTAGAGTAGGCAGTTGCGATTGTAAAGGGTGACAATGCTTCTTGGCCAGCTGTAACAGAAGTTGCAGCAGCAGAAGTATCAGTCAAACTTTGTGCATAACGCACACGCAGAGTGTGGATCTGACCAACAGGGCCGGTCATTGGCTGAACACCAACCAACTCGTTAGCAATAACAGTTGGCATCACACGGCGGATAACTGGCAGAATCACACGGTTAAGTGTGGCAATGTTGCCAGAAGCGGTGCTACCAGCACTTGCGTTCTCTTTCAAGTAACGCTTGGTGTTTTCCAGGATAACACTCATCGAATTGCGCTTGGTTCCGTTTAGACCTTCAAGCAGAGCTTCTTTGGTCTCGCCCCAGCGACTTTCAAGTAATTCCATTGACATTTAAGTCTCCTAAAATTGTTTTTATTACAGTCCAGCCAGTCTCTTGAGGTCAATCACATTGCTGCGATCTTCATCAGACTCTGACTTTTGTGGAGCTGTCTTATCACCGGTAACTGCGGACACCTGCTCAGCAATCACCTTGCGGGCTTTAGCTGATCGGTCTTCCAACACTGCTGGTAGATACTTTTCAAAAGCATTTTTCAAACGGGTAGTTTGGACACTTTCGAGCAAATTACGCATGACTTCTTGCTTTTCCTTATTCAAGGGACGCAGCAATTCATCCATTGTGCTTTGACGCTCATTGGACTCTTTGATCATACGCAGTTCGCGTTCTTTGTTCTCAACCAAGACTTTGGCTTTCTCGGTGAGACGAATTGCCTCGGACAATTTCTTATCCTTGTGCGCAATTTTGTCATGCAACTTACGAACTTCCGCTTTCTCATTCAAGTGAGTAGCGCCAAATTCAGTAGCATACGCTTCGAAGATACGACGACCAAAATTGTTCTCGCGAGCAACCTGGATGTCTTCTTGCAATTGGTTCAGTTCAGCCTTCAAGTGACGGCTAACAGCAGAACTCATTTTTTGTGCAGATTCTTTGATGAATCGTGACTTGAGTCCTTCTAGCTGACTACGAGCTTCGCGTACTAAACGAACTTTTGTTTCTACAACATCACGTTTGTCTTTAGCGAACTCTGTAATTTCTTTAGCTAGAGCCTGCACAACGAAGTTTTCAAGTTTATTGACACCTTCGGCGTGCATCTTACGGTCTTTACGCAGTTCGGAAATTTCTTCAGAAAGTTTTGTAACCATAAAGCTGTTAAACTTAGTGGCTGACTCTTTCATCTTGTGTTGAAACTTCACACGGTCTTCGGCCAAATTGCGCTTTTCAGCTGCAATGTTGGCCAGTTCTCCTGCGAGACCTTCTGTTACCATCTTATCTAGGGCTTCTACCATCACTGACTTGTCGTGCTCATAGCGTTGTGCAAACTCCTCACGAAGTTCAGCACGAACCAATTCACGAGCTTCTGTCAGTTTAGATTCCCAAGCTTCGTTGAGTTCCTTACTGACATCTTCGTTGATTAATCCGCTATCTAGCAATGGTTTAATAGCATCAAACATGCCTCATTCTCCTTAGATTTTAAGTTCTCGAATGAGGCGTTTAACCTCACTTGCGAGATACTTCTTTACTTTGTCGTCCTGACCAGACTCTCTAGCCATCTCTAAGATCTTATGACCGTGCTTCATATTCATGAGGCCTTCATAGATTGCTGTAGGATACGCATTAGGAGCACTGGGTTGGGCAACCACATCTATAGTGACGATTTCAAAGTCACTTACATGTCCGGTTCTGTCATCAACATTACCTGATCCACGACTGCTAACACCCAGCTTCACGCCAGATGTCAACAGAGTCTTTATCAATTCACCCATCGGGGTTGGCAGAATTTTCAACTTACCGCAACCTGCATGTCCGTCCATCCACATGCCGTCAACTGTGTGGCACACACGATCCAAGTTAATCTTGAGATCATCTGGATGGTCCACTTCACCTAAAACGGAGTTACCGTTACGGATCTGTTCGTTGATGGTTTCTACTGCCTTGATAATTTCGTGTCGAGGATAGATACGCTCATTTGCATTTTTCTTGTCGCCTTCAATGCAAATGCCTTTGAGATAGAGGTGCTTCTTGCCGCCAATATCAGCTTCTTCCAAAACTTGGATGTTGGCTTGGCTAAAAGTAAGATCTTCTCTTAGGTATCTAGATGACATCTAATTAACCCTTACGACCGCTTGGCAGTGGGCTCTTGTTGTTCACGCCTGATGCTTGGCCCAAATGTGGCTTGGTAGCAGGCTTGAGATCTTGTGTGGATTGAGCAGGTGTATTACCTACTTTGCCAATCAAGTCTTTTGTTGTGTTGCGATAAGCAGATGTGTCATGATGACCACCTTGGCTAGCACCAGTGTGTACTGGCTTGCTGGCCATACCAGCTGCACCTGAGTTAAATGCTACAGGACCTGCTTTGCCGTTACCTTGTTCAGCTGTAACTGGCTTTGGGGCTGCTTTCAAGCTGATGGCTTCCATCATGCCTGGTTCCATTTCGCCGGTGTCGTCCATTTCAATAGCGTCGCCGCCTTCTTCAGGACCAAACCCGTCGCCGTCGCCCATGCCCATTTCGTCACCGCCCATAGCAGCTTCAAACTCGGCCATCAACTGGTCCAGTTTGTCTTCTAAATTCATGATGTCGTCTTTAGTAGCAGCGTCACCGCTGCCGCCTTCGCTGCCGCCAAACTCATCGTGATCAGCTTCTAAATCACCAGTTAAGTCGTCGCCGGCTTCTTCAGCTTCGTCGTCAAATTCAGCATCGGCGTCATCTTCGCCTTCCATGCTCATTTCTTCTTCTGTTTCGACATTGTCAATTAGGTCATCACTAGCGTCTCCGCCCATCATGCCTTCGTCAAGGTCTTCTTCAGCTTCGTCGAGCTCTTCTTCAGCTGCTTCGTCTAGGTCTTCTTCGGCTTCTTCGGCCATTAAGTTTTCATAGATCTTACGGCTTTTTTCCACAACGATGTCATGGAAAAGTTCGCGGGCTTTTTGTTCTTCGTCATTAATGACGTATTCGATTAATTGTTCGAAACGGTTCATATTGGGTAAACTCCTATAGGTAAAGTGTGCTGTTATTTAATATAACAGTCAAAAACTATAGTGTTTAACCCTCAAAACGGCTGTTTTTTCTCGCCGACTGATCAGGCTATAGGTTGTGCTGGAGGTTGATACTGTTTGCGTATCAATTTGAGTTTGTCTTTGAATTCTACAGAACGAATGTCATTCATTTTGCGCAGTTTGTTTAGCTGACGCAAGGTCAAGCGAGTCTTACGCAAGTCGCTGAGTTGCAGTTGACTGTTGTCTTGACTCAAGTCTTGATAGGCTTGAGGCTGTTGATTATAGATTTCTGTCAGTAGCATGTTGTTATTTATAACGTTCCTGGTGCACCCGGTCCAGCTGCCGGAGGTGCTGCACCCGGACCTGCCATTCCTTCTGCGCCTGGTTGATCCATACCAGCCATTTCTTCACCAGTAGCAATGTCAGCTTCCATGCCGCTTGGTGTTACACCCACAGCTCGCAAGTCGCTGCCGGCCACAGGGGGTGCATCAACGTCATCGTGTTCTTCACGCCACATTTCTTCGTTCTGTTGAATTTCATCTTCAGTCAAGCCCAAGAAACGTTCTAGCATAAAACGCTTGCTCATGTAAGGTAACTGTTCCAGCTGTGAAAACGCTGTGATCCTGGTGTTGTCCAGTTCGCTTTGACGATAACTTGCAAAGTTTTGTGGTGCATTGAACTTGATGTTGAACAAGCTAGAGTCGATATTAAACCCGCGCCACTTCAAGAACATCTTGAATTCATCGTCCAACTTTTGCACAATTAGTGCTTGCAAACGCTCACAATACTGGTTGAATCTATACTCTTGTATAAGGGCTGTGCCGACTTTTCCGTCACTGGTCACACGATCTGAGTCGTCTGGACCAGTGGGCAAATAGCTGGATGGCACACGCAAACCACGGGCCATTTTGTTGTTGAAATACTTTAAATCGTCAATTTCGCCCAGGTTCTGACCGCCAGGTAGCACTTCAACTGATGAGCCACGCCCGTCTTGTCCTTGTGGAAAGAAGTAATCTTCGTTGATGGATAGCGGGTTATAACTGCTGTCCATCATGTTGTTGCCGCCGCCAGTTACAGTGGGAATTCTGCGCTGGTGCATTTCATTTTTCACTCGTTCCACAAACTGCATGGCCAAGTGCGATGGCATGTTGCCCACGTCAATCTTGAAGATTCTGCGCTCTGGCGCACGTTGTACACGATAGATCAAGATGGCATCTTCCAGCAGTTGCTTTTGTTTGAACACCATGTAGATGTTTTCTAGTATGCTTTTGCCAAACGGCCAGAATGTGTCCAGGCCTTCGTTCAAGCTCATATGCACCACGTGCTTGGCATCTAAACAAACTTCGTTCATGGCTGTCATGAATCTTGAATTACCCACACCACCACCTGTGCCGCCGTTGGGCATGGTATAGTTAGAGCTGCCAGAGATTGATCCTGTAACTGGGTTGGTCATGTAGTCTGTGGTGGTTTTTGCTGCCACAGTCATGTTTTGGAAGTTGGGATTGATGTCACGGATCACATACTGTTCAGGACGCTTGCCTTCTGACTCGTTCACAATCACACGGGCCAACTTGCTCATGTCCACCCACATCATTTCAAATGTTTCTGGATCACGCACAAAGATTTGATCGCCGTACTTGATGGTGTTGCGGAACAGCTTGAATATGCGCTGGTCCAGTTTGTTCAGCTTGACCCACTGCTTCATCTGCTTGCGGATGATTTCGATTTCGTGGTCGGTGGGTTTGTCTTGATAGTCAATGTCAAACGGCGTGCCGTTTTGTTCGTTTAGCTGTGTGGAGAACTCTGCAATGATATCCAAGCAGGCGTTGATTTCTGAGTCCATGTCCATGTTCTCATATTGGTTGTAACGCTCAATTCTGTTGGGGTGGCCAGAGTAAACTTCGGGCAGTCTGCTGGCATAGTTGCGGAATCCAAATTCATTGGTGTTGCCTGTACCGCCATCGTTCTTGCCGTATCCCGGAAACCCAAACTGATTGGTACCCGAAATTGGACTCATCACTCCAGTGGTGTCTGCTACCTTAAAATATTTTTTCCAGCCGGGTTTGTTTTGTTCTGCCATGATTGTTTATTTACCGTTAGTTTTGTGAGTAACGCAACATCTTTTCGCTAGATCCTGCTGCGGCAGCGTTTGTTTTGCTAATGTCTTTTAGTACAGCCAGCATCTCTGAATCCAATGGACTTTCTTTTCGCATTTCCTCCTGCATCTTGGCAAAGAAATCTGTATAGAATGTTTTCATCATGTCCGCAAATTCAGTTCTAGTTTGAGCAATTGCTTCGCCACTGTCTTTCTTGGTGTCAATCAGTTCTTTGATTCGACCAGCAAGTGCATCAGCCACAGCTTCTGAACCTGCTATCTCAGACAGCCCTTTGGTTCCAATTCTAGCTGCGCCTACATCATAGTTCATCAACATGCCCGACTGTAAGATTTCTTTCCAGAGTTTTGGATCAGTGATCATCTCGGTTGATTTGTCATATGCTCCCAACTTGCCAGCAATTTTTTGTAGTACCGCTATGTCGGTAGTGATTGCACCCATGTTGTAGCCTTGAAGCTCGCTCCAGCCACCGCCACCTAGGGCGCTCATACTATCACTGTTTATATGTACTGGAACTTGCCCACCTTTGAGCGGAATCACTGCCTCTGGACCTTTTTCACCAATCTGCGCAAGTGTTGGTTTGTTTACAACGCCGCCATCACCAAATGCTTTTGGTTGAAAATGTACTGGATCGTTAGGTACAGTTTGAAATAGCCCTTGGGAATTCAATGCTGCTATAGCAACTGACGAAGATATGCCTTCTTGAATATCAACAGCTTTACCTTGTTCATGCAAACTAGAGCCCGGAGGAGCCACTGGCATTCCTTTTTTCCCGCCAGCAACCCATTTATCATAAAGTTCTTTTTGTTTCTCCGGAGTTCTAGCGGCACTGTTTATGGTCAGCGGTTTTCCAGTTGATTCCTTATATTGTTTGGCTGCTGTAAGAATACCTTGTTGCAAGTCTGGAGAGAGACCTTTGAAAGAAGTCTCGCTACCGCTTTCTCCACCAAACTGCAAGTAATCTTTAATATCTTTTACTTGTTTGGACTTTTCAGCAATAGCCATGTCTAATGTTTTCAGTTCTTCTTCGTGAGACTCAATTGATTGTTGATTTTTGGTTCTTGGTCCAGCCCTTACTAGTCTTTGTTTTTTTGCTTGTAGTTCTTCTAAACTTACTTCTTTACGACCTTGAGCAGGTGGCATTGCTCCTCGAGTTGCAGGTGCTCCTCCTGCCGGTGCTGGTGGTGCTCCTCCTGCCGGTGCTCCTCCTGCCGGTGCTGCTGGTGCTGCTGCAGGTGCTCCTCCTGCCGGTGCTGCTGGTGCTGCTGCAGGTGCTCCTCCTGCCGGTGCTCCTCCTGCCGGTGCCGCCGCAGGCGCGGCACCTGGTGGCGCAAGTTTTTTCTGTAGATTAGTTAATTCTGATTGTTGTTCTGTCAGTGATTTTTGTTTTTTGTCAATAGACTCTTGTAATGATGCCACTCGCTTGCGACCAGCTGCAAGTGTTTTTGCATCAGTTCCTGACTGTGCTAAATATTTTTCAAGATTGTACTTTGCTTCGTTGAGTTCGGCCAGTTGCTCTTTTTCTTGATTAATTGCTCGTTCAAGACGATTCATCTTGCCTTGTTCGGCCACTTGTGTTTTTCGAATCGCTGTTTCCTTATTTTGTGCTTGCTTGATTATTTGATCTTGAGCATCTAACTCTTTTGCTGCAATAAGTTCTTCGTCTTTAGTTTTTTTAATTTTTTCTTCAAGGGCCGCCATTTCTGCCACACTCTTACCAGCACGCTTGGCTTCTTTGAGGGTTTTTTCATCTTCGTCTATTTGTTTGTTCAGTGCATCAACACGGTCTTGTAAAGGTTTAGCTGTGTCTCTTGTGGCAGCAGTGGCTTTTGTGGCATCTTGAACTGCTGCTGATTGTTGAACTTTTTTACCACCACCAATTAATCCCAATGCTTCGGCGGCTGATCTAGCGGCGTTGCCTAGTATATCAAGTGCTGTTGCATTAGCATTGGTCACTTTACCCAATCCTGTGATGTAAGCATCCATGCCCATGTTTACTCCACGTTGTAGTTTGAGTTGTTGATCAACAGTGGCATTCATGGCTTCTGCCATTGCTTTGGTCTTAGGATCAGCTAGTTGTTTTCTGCGTTCTTCTTCAGCATTGTCAACTTGTGCAACAACTTCTGCCAAAGATTCAAGACTCATTGATCCGGCTTTGACTGCTTCGTAGTAACTGCCAAAAGTTGGACCGTAGTTCATCATCTTGGCTTGTCCTCTAAACTGTTGAGCAGTTTCACCATATGCCTTGAACAAGCCATTCATGGCAACAGCAGTTTCTTTGGTGTTCTTTACCTGTCCACTGCGCAATGCATCTGTCACTTCGGCTATTTTCCCACCAGTGGCCATAAACGCCTGCTGTGCTTCATTGCTAGATCCCACAAAACCCGACAAGCTGGCTTGGAATTGTTTGAATGTTTCTGGACCAGCTTTCTGAGCCATGGCCGCAGCTTCTTGCACTCGACGCACACCTTCTTCGCCTTGTGTCTCACGTATTTCTTGCATGGTAGCATTGTATGCCTCGTTACGCATGGCATCGTCATGAAGTTTTTCTTGTTCTTGTCTGTTGAGACCGGTAAGACGTGTGAGTGTGTCCGTTTCTTGAATGTATTTCATCACAGCAGCACTGCTGGTATCCATTTGAGATTTGGTGCCTTGAGTCAACAAGCGTTGTTGTTTGATGTAAGCCATTGTGGCTGTGGCTTGAGCTTCTCTATCCAGGCCCATTTGTTCCATTTGAACTCGTTGTTCTGTACTCAACGATGACATGGTGTTTTCAAAGATCTTGCGACCTTTGTTTACCGAACCTCCAAATACTGCAAGATCGTTGGCATTTTCGTTGACCAGTTTGATATAGGCGCCAAATTTTTCTGTGCCCATGCCCACTTTTTGCAAGCTGTCAAACACATCCTGCATTCCACCAGCGCCAGCAGCACCTGCTTTGGCCATGTCCTGATAGGCTTTGTATATCTCGTCAGTTTGTTCAGCAATCAACTTGCCAGACTTGATCAACTCACTGGCTAACAGTCCCAATCCGGCAACGGCTGCTTTGACCAACGGCCCGCCAGGCACTAACAGTGCTAAAAATGCACCTGCATACTTGGCTGCTTCGCCCATGCTTTCAATAGAAGCAGCCGCAGCTTTATTAGCATTACCACTTTTGTAAACTTCTTTATTGTAGTTTACAAAAACACCTGCTAGTGCACCAACAGCAGCAGTGGCTGTATCCAGTCTGGCTTGAAATTGAGCCGCAGCTTTTGCAGCGTCTTTGTCTGCTTTGGACGCCGCAAGTTGTTCTGGAGTTGCGCCATACATGGCTCCAGTAAATTTTGACAAGGCTTCGGTAGTCAGCTCAATTTGAGCACTCATTCTTGCTAATTCTTCTTCTGTCATGGCCATGGTCAATCACCTATAAGTAGAAGTATATTTATAGGTACAAATATGACCCAAAATGCGAACCCACTAAAGGCTTTCTTCCGACAACCTGCTATCTACATTCGACTGCCCAGCGATGGCCAGTTTTGGCCAGAAGGCAGCATAGATATTCCAGTCAATCGTGAACTGCCAGTGTTGCCCATGACTGCCATGGACGAAATATCTTATCGCACTCCAGATGCGCTATTCAATGGAGCCGCAGTTGTGACTGTGGTACAAAGTTGTATGCCAAACATTAAAAATGCCTGGCACATGCCCAACTGCGATTTAAATGCCATACTCACTGCCATACGTATTGCTAGTTTTGGCAAAGCCATGCCGTTGACGTCCGATTGTCCGGCCTGTAACGAAACACATGAATTTGATATTGATTTACAAGCTGTTATGGCTCAGTTGGGCATGTCAGACTATGCCGAAACTGTGCGTCACGGTGATCTTGAAATTTTCTTTAATCCAATGAATTATCAAAGTCAAACAGATGTGAATTTATTGCAGTTTGAACAACAGCGAGTGCTAAACCAATTACCCACTGCTGACATGTCTGACGAAGAAAAATCCAAACGCATGAATCAAGCCATCCTGGCCATAACAGAGATCACAGTAAAAGCAATCAAAAACAGCATCAAAGGCATACGGACTCCGCAAGCCTTGGTCACTGAGCCGGGGCATATTCATGAATTTCTATTGAATTGTGATAGAAATCTATATGTGCAAATAAGAGATCATGCTATCAAACTACGCATGAATGATGATTTCAAACCTATTGACATGCAGTGTCCCGAGTGCCAGCATGAATATCAACAGCAGTTCACATTGGATACAGCGACTTTTTTCGACAACGCCTCCTGACCGCTACCTCCGAGCAAATAACTGACATAACCGAAAGTATGGAGCAGGAGGCCAAGTCAATTCGCGAAGAAAGCTTCAAATTGGCTTGGTACATGCGTGGCGGTATAACCTACGATCAAGTGTTGTTGCTCAGCAGTAGTGAAAGATCAATGATTTCAGAACTGGCCAAAGACAACATGGAAACAACTAAAAAATCTGGATTGCCTTTCTTCTAATGGACTTAGATACAGTCACTCAAGATATAGAACAGTGGATCGTGAACTTTGTGGAAGTTCCGCATCCTGCTCTGGGTGGTTGGGCACCCTGTCCATATGCACGCTCAGCACGAATGAAAAAAAGCTATGACGTTCGAGTGGGAGTTGATCCTTACTTTGATTTGCAAAATCAAGCTCGGTGGGGCATGGGCAGCTGGGAAGTTGTAATCTATGCATACGATCCAGTAGAATGGCCATATGAGTTGTTCAGTGACAGTTTGAAAAATGCCAACAAAGAACATTTGTTGCGCAACAATCTCCTTGCACTAGAGGATCATCCCTCAGATGTGGAAATGGTGAACGGAGTTTGCATGAACCAAGGCACATATGCACTGGCTCTAGTGCAAAGCCTAAGCGACCTTGATGCCAAAGCCAAACTGATGGCTGACAAGGGATTCTATCACAACTGGCCAGAAGAATATCTTGTTGGTTTATTTGAACATCGACAGGATCCGAGATGAGCTATCAGTTTGCCAGAATTGATCTAGCAAAAACAAACTATACGCCAACTGTGAAGTGGGAGTACTTGTTTGAACCTGATATCAAGCAACTAAACACAATCTACAGGGACTACTGCAAATACAAACATTTTGCAAGTGTAATGCCTATATTTGACAGTCGTTACACAGATTCAATGACTGATGTTATTGGTTACTACGACCGAGATAAATTAGTGGCGTTTAGTTTAATCAAACGCTACGATAACCACAATGCACTATGCGATCAGTTTGCATGGAACTACAACAATCCAAAGCTACGCTTGGGCATTGAAACAATGAAAGCAGAGTGTGCTATCTACAAGGAACGAGGATTCCAATACCTGTACCTTGAGCAAGCACACTTATACAAATCTAGCATGGCGGGATTTGAAATACTAGGACCACTGGAGTAAACATGGCAGACTTATATACAATTTGGGCAGACAAAGAAGGCGACATCACTGACCTTGACTGGGTGAATGGAATGAAAAGTTTCTTTGATCATTTGATCTCAGAAGGCAAGATGGAGTCATACAGAATCACTAGATGCAAGATGGGATTCCGTTCAATCGCAGACATGCCTGAATGGATGATACTCATGGAGTTCCGGGACATGGGGCAAATGGACTCAGCATTCCGTCGAGTAGCACCACTCAAAGGCGAACTGGAAGACAAACACAAGTCATTCAATCAGTTTGTTTCAGGTACAATTCAACATGCACTGTTTAGAGATTGGCCAGATACTAACTTAGATGATTAAAAGACTTGCTACGCAAGTCTGTTGTTTTTCGCTATCGCTCAACAACGAACTGTTTTCTTGACTTAGTATCATCCAGATTAACTGGTCATAATTCACCGTATGCACGGTGAACATGAGAGAGCATCATCCGAGTAGCCCAGTCATCTATTCTAAAGAGATTGTTGTTTCCAACACGGAGGCGGTTGACCGGTACCCCCTACTCTAGCTTCACATATCAACGGAACCCTAGTAACCCGAAATAGATCCAAGTCCTACGAGCATGGGTTGCTTTTTCACAGAGCCCAAACCATTTGCTGCCTTAAGTTAACAGTTGCCTTTGACGCCCAAGTCTGGACCGGGTATCGCACCGTTCCTCAATGGGGCTGAGTCAAACACTCAGCACAGAGTCGTGATTAAAGTTTGTTTATGATGTGTGAGCCATGCACACGAACTTGAATATGGCCGTTATAATAATCTGTTGATTCTAATACTTTTCTTGTGAACTGTTCTCTTGCTTCAATGTACGAACATTCTGATTTTGATTTACAATAGTAAAGTATTTCTCTGGTAAAGTTTTCGGTGCCTAGGGTGATTACGTCTGCGGTTAATTCTGGGCTTGACCCGTAGTACTCTCTCCAATCTGAGTCGATCTTTGAGCGTATCTTCTTCCGCTTCTTTGTGCCGTTCTTTTGTTTGACTATTTTGTATGTTGTTTTTGAAAATTTTGCGAGTTTCTTGCCTATGTACTTGCGTCCAGATAGATTATTTGTGATTAGATAAACAAAACCTACACATTCTTCGGGCAGTGTCTCAATTGGGGTATCTTGATAAAGCCATGTCATGTGTGATTTTGATTATGTGCTATAGTTAGTCCTTTTACCAAGAAGTAGCGTATTTTTTGTCAACCAATGCACTAGAGCATTTGGTTTGACATTCTTGCCACTTAAAAGTTTGGAACTGTTCAATCCAAAAGTTATCTGCCAATACGTTTGTTAGTGTTTTTATGTTTAGATCAAATGTGTTTGCTAGTTGTTGCCAGTCTGAGTTGTGATTGTATCTATTGGCCACCCAACAGCAGGGAAATAACCTGCCACGAGCATCAATGTACAATCCTTTGTTGCCTATCTCGCATAACGGAATTACGCCGTTGCGACTTTTGGTTTGATTGAATAGTTTTAAATTTGTAAGAGGAATTGCGGTCCATTCGCCTGTTTCTGAAAAAGGTGTAACTTCGCGTTCAAATCTGTGGCTACTGCTTACAAATTTTACGCTGGGTTCAAGTGGATCGTTTACACCGTAAGATGGATACACACTACCAAATTTTGTGCTCTTGGTCAACTGAAATCTATCTACACCAAGTTGTTGAGCATGTTTTTTCATTGTATCAATATGATGTTCGTTGAACTTGAATGCAATAGCGGCCCACACGATCTGACAGGCACTCATTCTGCGCAATGTTTGTAGTCCATCAATAATGCTGTCGTAATCACTGTTCACGCGATACTGATTGTTGCTGGCATTGTCATAGCCGTCTATGCTGAAATGCACACTGTCGTTATGGTCCAACAAAGTGCCCAACTGAGTCCACCAGGTCAACTTCTTGTGCGAGCCGTTGGTGACAATCACAATCTCCACAGGTCGTATACTTTTGAGATAGCTAATCACATGTACCAAATCATGTGCATAGATTGGATCACCGTCGTCGCCACAGAATGTAATCTTCTCTACATTGGCTCGCACAAACTCTGGAGTGAAGTTGCGTTTGAAAAATTTTAAATCTAGTTCAGTGTTAACAAGACTATCGGGCACTTCTTGGCGGGCGCACCGAGGACATCGCAAGGTACACTTGCTGGATATCTCAATGTGAAAATGCCAAGTTGCTAACATAACTCTATCTCTTTACGCCATTGATTTGAAAATGCTGTTTGTGATTGATCTGTTGAGCATGTTTCGACACAAATGCCATGTTTCTTTTTGTAAAAGTCCACAACTGAGTCACTGCGAACAAAATCTGTTTGTGTGGCACCTATCCAGCAACAAGGACTGAGATTACCTCTAGCATCTATATAAGCACTTTTTTCTTGTTGAGCATGACACTTGATTGCACCGTCAAAAGATTGTGCCTGATAGTTGCGTGGCCACTCCAGTCTGCCAATGAGTGGTCGTTTGCTGACTTTGGCACGGAACCAACGGAATCCCATGTTTCGAGCCAGCTGCTCGCACTTATCAACTTGATGTTCGTTGTGTTGATAGATCAACATATCCCAGTGTGCCGAACCACCTGCTTCGATAAATGCCTGTGCATTCTGCATGAGTTTGATCCAGTTTACACCTTTTCTATACACACTGTTAGTATCTTCCAAGCCATCAATACTGAACACCACATAGTCCCGGGGCTGATTAAACAAGCGTCCAATTTCATGCCACCAGAAAGTGTTTTGTATAGCACCGTTGGTATTCATACCAAGTGTGACGGTAGGGTTCAGCTGCCTAACCCATTTATAAATGTCGCCAGTGTAAGCACCTGCTGCTGGATCGCCATAGTTGCCGCACATGAACACTTTGTCTAGACTTTTGATCCTGCGATCACTGAAATGTCGTTGTATGTGCCCAATGGTCAAGTTATGTTTTTGATCCTTGCGGAACTTTGGGTCAGTTTCTCTAGCACATGCCGGGCATGCGGCCTGACACACATCAGTAGGTTCAAGGTGTAATACTTTGATCTTACGCAATTTCTACATCCGTGTTGTAGCTGGTAAAGCCGTTTTCTTTGATGACCTTGAGAATGTTTTCTACCCTACTTGTGAGTTCATCTCTGTGACTGACCAACCAGATTGACTTGTGGCGTTCACGACTCATCTTCTTCAACAAACCTAATGCATTCTCAACACCTTGTGTGTCCAAGCCGTTGTCAATCATCTCGTCAATAAACAACAAGTTGATGGGTGAGTATAAACTTTCCCATACATCACGAAATGCCCAACTCATGCTAAGGATCAGTCGATTGCGTTCACCGCGACTCAAATTGTCAAAGTCCAGCTCACGGCCTAGTTCTTCGATACTCACACTCAAGTCGTTCATGAACTTCACCGTGTGTGGCAGTCCAATACGATCCAAGTAGTGTGTGAGCCGGCTATTGAGATAGCTCAAGTTCTGGTCAATGATTTTCTTGCGCACAAACGAATCTTTTGAGGTCAGTAGTTTGAGCAAGAAGTCTTGATGGTCTTGCACTCTAGTGAGTTCGTTCAAGTGATCATAACTTACAACCTGCAGGGCCTGTCCCTGCATGTCTGCGATTTGTTCTGTGTAAGGATCTGATTCTGTTTGTCGTGTGTCCAAACTGGTCCGAAGTGTGCTGAGAGTGTTGCGATGGTTCAGGGCATCTTCTAGCGTGTCATAAAACACAGTAGGCGCAATCCCCAATTCTCCAAAACTGACCAGTGTGTCTTGATGTTCTTGAGTTTGAGTGTTATTGGCCAGCAATTGCAATGCAGTATCACGTAAAAGTTCTTCTTTGGCCTGCTTGAGTTCATCTTGTTTGTTGTCATGCAAGTCCTGGCCACATGAGTGACACTTGTGATCGTCTAAGGCTGCAATCTCTGTCTTGAGTTTGTCCAACAGTTTTTGTTGTTTAGCATCATCTGCGGCAATTTGACGAATGTACCGGTTGGCTTCGTCTATGGTTTTCTTCTTGATATGAAATGCTTCCAAGTCTCTATGTGCTTGCACCTCGGCATCAATATCAATGTGTTCGAGATCGCCAATGGCCCGCGCAAACCCTGCACAATCTTCCTGTTGCTTTTTCAGCCACATGGTCCGGCGCTTTTCCAAACTCTGTATTTGTTCTTCAATACGCTTGTTGGCTTCTTGTACGGCACGAATTCTGAACTCTTCAGACTGGATGGCATCTTTGGTCTGCCGGTTGAGTTCTTTGATACGGTCAGCACGTTCGCTCAACAGAGTAATGCCCAACAACTGTTCAATGATAGTGCGTTGGTCGTTGGCTTTCAAACTTAGGAACGGTTCTGTGTAGGTATTCAGCGCCAGCACATGTTTGAACATGTCATGGCTCATGCCGATAATACGCTCTATGGCGTCTTGTGTCTCTCTCGAATCCCCTTGTGCCTCATCTTCTGCGGCCTTGTGTTCGTTGTTCACATAGAACCGGAGCACATTGGGCTTGCGTCCTCGCTCAATTTTATAGTCTGTGCCGTTGATGTGAAAATCTAGGCTGACCAACATGTGTTTGGCATTGGTCTTGTTTACTAGGTTGTCTTTGCGTATGTTTGATAATGCTTGACCGTACAAGGCATAACTCAGCGCATTGATAATTGTGGTCTTGCCTGTGCCGTTTCTTGATCCATCACCGCCTAAGTCCAAGTTCTCCCCCAGCACCAGTGTAAGGTCATTACGGTCAAAGTCAATAGCCTGTGTGGCTGCGCCTACACTCATAAAGTTTTTAACAGTGAGATTACGAATTTGGATCATGGTTTATTTTTTACGGCTTCTTGATAATGTCTGTATAGCATGTTTTCAACTGCATCAATTTCGTGATCACCACGCCAGTGAAGATCAACTGTAGGCATTATATACTGTTTGACAAAATCAAATGCAACCAATGGTATAGGTTGCACAAATTTTAAATCCAAATCTTTATACTTGCTCTGATGTCTAAACGAATCTAATCCTTTTTTTGGTTGATGCCAAATCCAATTGGCATCAACATCAAGATAATTACTATCATACACCAACATAAATTGATAAGGTATCTTGTGTTTATCAAGCAACAGTTTAGCATAGTCTATGTAAATTTGCGACCTTAATTGATGCTGTCTCATTGATACATAGTGTTCGTGATAGTCTCTCACAGGTTTTATAACGGATGCACTACTGATCCAAAAACGATCTTGGCCGCAATTTACAATATTGTCATGATAAGCAGTATCACTGGCTATTGCAGGTTCCCAAAATTTTACATTCTGATCTGTCAATATCAAATCTAATCTTCTTGGTATTGACCATTGCACTAATACCATATCTGTTTGATCAATGTGATGTTTTAGCATGTTGATCATAAATTCATTACCGGCACCATATCTACTTCGATTGTTGATTGTTGTGTCTTTGGTCATCAGACCAATTATTTCTGGCCACTTGTAATATTTTAGATACCAAGAATTTGGAGGGTAAGGATCGCCAAACCCGTCTGATAATGTTAATACTCGCATGTTAGCTTTATAATTTGATCGGTATTAGTAAAAAAGTCAGCAAAATCGTTGTGAGGAACTTCAATGCCAAACTCCAGCCAAATGTAATAGTAAATCACAGCCTGAGTCCATATGTCTGTAACATGTGTCAAGTCAGATGAACATTGCATTTTTACATAGTTCAAAACACTTTTTGCATCTTTGATTGGATCAATGTACGTGGCATTTGCAGTGCGCCATTCGGACCATAAATCTTTGCACCAGTTTAGTTTTACAATAGAATTTACGGTGTAAAAAAACTCATCATAGTCATTGTATAACTCGTCTATGTATATTGCACTATCTTCTTGAGATTTCCATGCATGCCTAAATTCATGATCACGCAAAAACAAAAAATACTTTTCACGCCGTGCCCAAGGAGCATCTGTGTTCCAAACATCAGTTGACAATTGTTCTTCAAGACTGCTTTCCATGGCTTTATCAATCATAGTTCGAGCAACAATAGGCCAAGTACGATCTGTATAACAAATTTTGATAACAATTGAATTGGGAAATATAGATTTAAACTGAGTTGACTCGTTGTTGATCCCGTTGTCTACTAGCACACAATAATTTTTACCATTGAGGAACTCAATTCCGCCTGGCCAGCATTCGTACAAGTACTTGGGAACAACCAAATCAAGATTATGGCTATTGCCGTTTTTGGAAAATTCTAAAGACTTTGATGGTCTTACAAAATTATCACCATGCAAGGTTAATACCGCATTGATAAAGTGCCCAAATCCACCACTGGGATACCAAACACAATAGATCATAGGTTCTGATAAATCTTCAATAGTAGCTTATTGTCGTAAAATTCTGACTCAATATTTGTGAGTTGGTCTGTAACAATTTGATCTACTGACTCAAATTTGATTTCGCCTGGCGCCATGTCTGTGTCCACATCTGAATTCTTGTTTGGAATCAAACTCATCTCACGTAAGTCGTAATCTTTTACAAAAGTTTCTTTGATGAAGTTGGCTTCTTCGTATGAAATCTCAATGTCTAGTCCAACACGCACATGCATCTTGGGCTTAAGAAGAGTTGGAGCGTTATCAATAAGGTTGGCGAGACCGTATACTCTATACGTCGGTTGAGCAGGCCAAGCATGAAACGCAGGCGCTGCTCCCCATTCCAGTATAGTAAGTCCTCTTTCGTCGTCACCAGCATCTGCATAATTGTGAGGGAACGCATTACCGATATAGGTAATATTTTTCTTAGTCTGTCGTTTGTGGAAGTGTCCGGTGAATACATGTTCAAAATTTTCAAAGTCTTCTCTACGCACTTCGCCATGATCCGGCATCTCTACCATGGCGTTCATCAAGTAGCCCGGCAGTTCAAAGTGCCCAAACATGTACTTGCCGTTTAGTTTGGGTATTCTCTTGTGATCGTCACCGCACAGCCAAGGGGCAATAACAACATCACCACTATGGAACCAATCGTTACATATAGTAACATTCGGGAGATGTCGTGCCCATTCCACGCTCTGTATATCACGTTTATCCCGATAATACAAATCGTGATTACCAGGAATAAAATACACATGTTCAAAATTAGCATTCAGGTGCTCCAGTGATCGAAGGCTGTAGTTGAGTGTAACAATGTTAAGACTGGCTCGATTGTTGTGCCAGTCGCCCAGGAACATGGCAGTTTCGCAACCTTCCGCCTTGGCCTTGGCTGTGGCCCATTTTACAAAAGCCAAACAATCTTCATTGTGCAAGGTTGAATTGGATTTGAGTCCAAAGTGTATGTCAGTGAAGATTGCGGCTTTGCGAAATAGATTAGTCATCCTGCTAGTATACTACTCATCCAAGCTAGATACAACCGGACCGGACATGGCAGCCATGCCAGCTTTGCCGGAGTTCTGTCTAGTCCATGATGGGTTCAGGCCGTTCATCTCCAGGATGTCATCTCTGATATTCTGATTTTTCTTTTCGATGTTAAGAATCCGTGTAAAGCTATTAGTGATAGCAGCAGTATAGTAAGCAAAGGGGTTTTGCGATTTAGATTCGTCAAATTGAAGACCAATTTGAGAAAGTTGTAAAAGAGCTTGTCCACGCATTTCCTCGTTGTAAGTGTAGCCACGCCAGTTAGAACGTGTGGCATAGCGTTCGCACAGTTTCATAAACATCAGTGCAAGTTTTTTGGTCATGGTGCCGTGATCTTTGGAAAACTCTCCTGTGACTAAATCGCCCTTCCAGTGGCTACGGCCCACAATGAAAGGCTTTTTGTCCTCGTCTAGCCTATACTGTTCAAACGGAGGAAAGTTCACACGCACATGATTTAGATCCAGTACTGGCACATCTACGATATCTGCCAATGGATCTTCTGCTACATCGTCTAATTCAAAAATATCCTCTAGCTTTTTGCGCTTGGCTTCGGCTTTGGTAATTTTTTTAGGTGCTTTAGGAATATGATCCCAGCAAGTGATGCGGAACACTAGATCAGTATTGGGGATTTTCTTTTGGTCAGTCACTTCTCCTGTTTCGCGTTTGATACGATCAGCACGATTTTTTCTTGCTTCCACCACTGTGCGTTGATTGATTTTGTCTAGACTGGGCAGTATCAAATCAAATTGGTGATCCAGTACAGAATCTCGATACCAGCAATAGGTGTTCTTGCTGAAGTGAATTTCTTTCAAAATATCACGGTTGTTTAGATAATTGACACGAGGTGCCGCTTTTGGTAATAAGGTCATAGTATGACAAAGTCTCCTTGTTAGGATTGTAGCATATTTACAACAATTGTCAACCTCTTGTTAAACTGCGCCGTTTTTGTCAGCGGTAAATAAGCTATAGGAAACAGACATGGCCACTCAAGGTTACGATCCACATAAAGCACAAGCATATAACCAATGGTTGCAAAACAATCCAGGCCAACCTGTAGGCGAAACCCTAGCTCAACAATCTGCCCGAGTATCAGCAGAAAAGGCAGCAGCCGGTATTCCGGAAGGCCGTTACGGCTATGCACAATATACGGCGCTAAAGGCAACCCAAAGAGAAGAAAGACAGCAGCAGGCTAGAGAGGCAGCAGGAATAACTGACGCCGAGGCCGGCAATTATGCAGTCGGGTCAAACGGCCAAATGGGCGCATTAGTCAATGGCACTTTTGTCCCTCAAGGCGATCCGAACTTTCAGAAATACGACCCAAGTCCAGACTTTGAAAATGATACCATTAAACAAGTGCCTTATCCGCAAAAAGCCAGTGCGCCAGTCAGCAGTGTAACACCAATCAACTATACCACAACCAGTACCGAAACTGTGAGTGGTGGCGGATCCACTACAATTATTGCTGGGGCAAGAGTTCCTACAGCACAAAGTCAACAATTTGCTGCGGCAGCCGCAGCAAAGCAAGCTGAAATTGATCAGTTTGAAAAAGACAATCCCAGCAACTATATCCGAGAAAAGCAGGGCTTACCACTCAATTCGATTGAACAAGAAGAAGCACGTGATGCAAAACTACAAGCACTTACAGATCAACAAAATGCATTAGAAAGTCAAAAGTTTGCAGCCTATGCTTCTACTCCGCCGACAATTATAACAACACCAAACACTACCACTACCACACAAACTGTAACCACTGGTACAACCGCAGTGAACAATCCGGTAGCAACACCTGGCGGCCCAGATCCAGTAGTGAATCGACAAACTGAAATTCAACTTGGAACAACACCAAACCCAATACGTGCAACTGCCACCAGTCCGTTGCCGGCCGATGGTGATGAAGCACTGGCTGCTGCTCAAGCTGCTCAAGAAGTTATTGACTTGCGTATAGCATCTGAATCGGCCAATCCGGTATCTCCTTTAGATACTGGCTATGTAAGTGATGCTGAACAGATTGCACAAGCAAATGCAGATGCTGCCTTTAATACCAGACTGGATCGTGCTGCTGAAGTAGATCTAGCCAATTCAGGTGATGCGGCCCTCGAAGCTGCTGACAGAGCACGAGAAGCCGCTGATTTGCAAATAGCTGCCGAGTCAGCCACTCCTCTGCCAGTTGACAACACAAATGGTGTTGCCGATCTCTTTACGCCGCCACCGACTACATCACCTGCTCCAGTTTCGTTGTCTGCTTTAAATGAAAGTGAATTCAGTGCGCCAGAACCACAGAACTCAGAGGGTGCAAATGCCGGCGCAGGTGTCACTCGTGGCTTGATAAACACTGCACAAAATCAAAGCACACTACAAACACGTCAAAATACTCCAGCTGCGGCTGACTGGCGTGTGCGACTGAGATTGGCACCAAATGCTGATTATCTCTACAAAGTAAGCGAAACCAATGGCGGTCCAGGAATACTTGCGCCGCTGGCTGCCACTGACGGTGTGATATTTCCTTACACACCTAGTATTGATACCAGTTATCAAGCCAAGTATAACCCTTACGATTTAACACACTCTAACTATCGTGGATATTTTTATCAAAATAGCTCAGTGGAAAACGTCACCATTAAAGGTACATTTACTGCACAGGACACTTACGAAGCTGCATATTTGCTGGCAGTAATACACTTTTTTAAATCAGTGACAAAAATGTTTTATGGCCAAGATGCACAGGCCGGCACACCGCCCCCACTGGTATACCTCAGTGGATTTGGAAAATATCAGTTTAACGAAAGTCCTTGTGTGGTTTCAAACTTTGGATATAGTTTGCCTACTGATGTAGATTACATACGTGCTAATGGATTTAATAATATTGGGTTGAACATGGAAAATCGCAGAAATCAATCATCTGGTCCTTCTATAGGTGGTACTTTAGGCACAGTTGTGGCCATCATGGATAGATTGAGCAATGCAGGATTAAACATTGGTGGGTTGGTCAATCGCCCTGTCCCAGGGCAAGTAGTACAAAATGTCACCAATCAAAATGCTATCAACAGCACCTACGTTCCGACCAAGATGGAAATTTCAATCACACTATTGCCCATGCAAACACGCAATCAAGTCAGCAAACAATTTAGTTTGAAATCGTTTGCCAATGGTCAGCTATTGGCAGGTGGAGGATTCTGGTAATGGCTGCAACTTATACCAGTACCAGCCCATACTTTCAAACTGGCTACAATCAGTTTTATTTGGATGTCATGGTCAACAGACCCATTCCTAAAGAAAGTGACGACAAGCTGTGGATCATAAATGTCACCTATCAGTATCGTCCAGACTTGCTGGCATACGACTTGTATAGCGATGCTGGCTTGTGGTGGGTGTTTTATCAACGCAATCCCAACACACTCACTGCGCCGCCCCTGGACTTCAAAGCAGACACTAGAATATATCTTCCAAAGATTACCACATTGCGATCAACCCTGGGGTTCTAATCTATGGCTACCCTTCCAGAAACTCCTCCTACCACCAATGCTGGTGATGGTGATCAAGGCACCAATGCTCCCACACGATCATTCATACAAACACAAAGCACAAGCAATGCTGATGGATACAACATAGGCATACCATTGCCCGACGAAACAGGTGCTGTGGGTACCATACGCCGCAATCCTGAAACAGGTGAGTTGTATGAAAGTGAAAATATCTATGCTCCTACCAGTGCTGGTGTTGGACAGTATGATGATGGCACTGCCATGGGTGACACTATTGCACCAAATGATGATGCTGGATCACCTAACATTGGCGGATATGTAAGTGATGGAGAGGGGGCTGCTCGAATACAAACTGGAGTTATTTCAACAGATGGCAGCAATCAAAAAATAATTCCTCAAGACAACGTATTAGATCGTTTTTCCAGCTATACCTATCGAGCCAGTTGGTATCTCATGACTCCTGCGCAGTACAAGCAACTGGTATACAGTAAGAAAAAAACAGTAAACGGTTATATGTTGCTGGTGCAAAGTGGCGGCGCACCGCAAAACTCAGGTGGCTTTAAAGGAGCGTTAAGTCCTACGGCACAAACATTTTCTGAAAGCAATGGAGCCACTAGCACTACTGCATCAATACCTGGTGCGACTGATGCTGATGCTGGACGTAATCCTGCATTTCCTTTGGATTTTTATATTGACAGTATTACTATTGAAAATTTTCTTACAGGAGGTGGCACTAGAGCACCGCATGCATCTAAAGGCATCAGATTTACTGTGGTAGAAAATAACGGTATTACTTTGTTGGATCGTCTGTATGAAGCAGTGCAAGACTTCATGCCAGCCAGCGGACAAAAAAATGGTATCAATTATGCATCTGTAGTTTATCTCATGGTGATACGATTTTATGGTTACGATGAGCAAGGCAATTTGGTTCAAAAAATTGGCGGCAACAAATCAGACCCCAATTCAGTGATTGAAAAGTTTATACCATTTAAAATTACCCAATGTGATTGGACTATAGAAAACAAACTGGTCACATACAGTTTTCAAGGACTTTCACCAGGCGAAGGGTCCGGCGCTGGAACTCGCAGAGGAACCATACCTTACAACATTGAATTGACTGCAACCACTATTGAAGATTTACTCGGTCAAGATGTACGATATTCTACATCTCAAGCAGCGGCCGCAGCCCCAGGCTCAAATACTACTTTTGTCAATCCTGTATTACAAGGAGAATTTGGCGAGGAAAGAGTTTATCCGCCTGTTGACGAACTTGGTATACCAATTACTCCATCCACAGCACCACCACCAAAAGCTGATGCAGCTCCTAAAACAAAAAAGAGCAGCATCACTCAGGGACTTATGGGTGCAATGAATCAATTTCAACAAGATTTGGTCAGAGAAGGTGTGTATGAAAAAGCAGATCAGTATGAAATTATATTTGCCAATCCAGGACCTGGCGGCGGCGGAAATGCAATTAAAAATGCTAGATTAATTCCTCCAGGGAAAAAAACAAACGCAAGCCAGACTGGGATGGTACAGCCTGCTAATACCAATCCAGAATCAGCTGACATGGAAAAAATTTACAAAGACATCAAAAGCAGAAATTATTCTATCACTGCTGGCATGCAATTGGTTCAAGCTATTGAGCTTGCTATACGAAACAGCACATTTGTTACTGACCAAAACGTTTTGTTTTTTGACGAAAATGATGCGCTACAAGTTAAAAATGCTGCCAACAAAAAAGATGTTGCGTGGTTTAACATCACGTTCCAGGCAGTGCAATTAGATTACGATAACAAACGCAATGATTTTGCACACAAGATAACGTTTATAATCAACACATACACTCCTCTAAATTTCAATAGTAGTTATTATCCTGTGAACACATTCCATGGGTTGCATAAACAATATAACTATTGGTTTACTGGTAAAAATACTTCGGTAATTGAATATAAAGAAACCATGAACAATCTCTACAATCTAACCATCAGTGGAGATCAAACCAAAGGTAATCTTGGATTTCAGCAACGCAAGGCCTTTACCAGCAGCGTGAGAGATCAACCATTTTTGGCTTTTCAAACTGCCAGTACGGAAAACAGTGCCGGTGACAATGGCAAACAAAACGAACCGCAGGCCAATATGGCTGAGAGCTTGTATGATCCTGTGGGATTGGCCAACTGCAACGTCAAAATTGTAGGCGATCCTGCTTGGATACAGCAAGGCAGTTTTGCTGGTGGAGTTAGCGCAAAAGAATTTGACTTCAATGCATTCTTGCCTGATGGAACAATTAATTTTGATGCTAGAGAAGTCATGTTTGAAATAGCTTGGCAACGCCCACAAGATTATGATCTTAATACTGGTCTAGCTGACCCTTATGCTAAATCAAGTTCGCGTCAACCAGTGCAAAGTCGTGTGTATACTGCCATGCAGTGTACTAGTGAATTTCGTAATGGCGGGTTTTATCAAAATCTTCAAGGCAAGTTGTATTTCTTTATGAAACCCAATACTTCTAACAAAGCAGCCACGGCACCGCCACCTGCGACTCAAGCTGATGTGAGAAGAATAGATAATGCAACAACCGCAGACAACCCCAGTCACTCAAATGCATCAGCAGCTGAAGCTGGGGCCAGTGGCAGGCCCACAGCACTAGCTGTACCAGCAGTAAGTGTTGGACCAGGTAGTGGCACTCCAAATGTAATAAATTCAGCGCCACCAGGACCAAAAGACACAGTGGTTCCTGCACCACCACCACAGCCGCCAACATCCGGCTCAGGACAACCGTTAGATGTAGGAGATCCGTTTGTGCCACCTGGCACGCTGTCTGGCAGAATCACAGCAGATGGCCTTGGCAATTCTCCAAGTGTACCACAAGACATGGTAAGAGACTTTTAAGGATAACACATGGCAACAGATGTACAACGCAGTAGAGGTCGTCCCACAAACTACAAGTTTGATCGTGGCGGTGTGCCTGCGGAGTTTGGCCCATTCTACGGCATTGTAAAAAACACAACAGATTCAATACGTTCGGGTCGCATACAAGTTTACATTGATGCATTTTCTAATGGTGGTGAAAATGAACCATCAAAATGGATCACAGTCAGCTACATGCCACAGTTCTTTGGATCAACTCCACACAATCCTGCCAAGACTGGTGTTGGATCCTACATAGACGGCAACTCCAACAGTTACGGCATGTGGTTTACCCCACCAGATGTAGGCATAACAGTGTTGTGTGTGTTTGTGAATGGAGATCGCAGTCAAGGGTTTTACATTGGTACAGCACCGGATCAAAGCATTGGACACATGGTTCCTGCCATTGGTGCTGCGCCAGTTGCCACTCAAGTCATAGCACAAAATGCAAATCAAGCGGCATACTTTCGATTAGCATCACAATTGCCAGTGGTTGAAATCAACACCAACAATCTTGCACTTGAAGAAAACGCTAGATTTTTTGATGCACCCAAGCCTGTGCAGAGTGTGGTAGCGGAAGCCATGTTCCGTCAAGGCTTGATAAATGATCCTCAACGCGGACCCATATCAAGTTCAAGCCAAAGAGAAAGTCCCAGTGCTGTGTTTGGTGTTAGCACACCTGGCCCTGCGGTGTATCAAGGTGGCATGAAGTTTGGAGAAATACAGAAAAAAGTTCAAGCTGGAGAACTAAAACCGCAGGACCTTAACGTAATTGGTCGTGTGGGCGGACACAGTATTGTGATGGACGATGGCGACACTGACGGCAATACTAGATTGATACGATTTAGAACCACAGCTGGACATCAAATTACAATGAGTGATAGCGGAGACTTTTTCTACATCACTCATGCTAACGGCCTAGCTTGGTTTGAACTTGGCGCTCAAGGCACACTAGATGTGTATGCCACAAACAGTATCAACTTGCGCACACGCGGTGATATTAATTTACATGCTGATAGAGACATCAACATGTATGCTGGCGGCAGTATCAAAGCCAAAGCTGTAGAAGATATTACGTTGCAAGCTGGTGCAGATTTTACTGTGATAACACAAGAAAATTTAAAACTGTATAGCAAAAGTTATATTGGCATAAAAGCAGATGGCAGTTTGGCTTTACAAAGTGCCACTGGCAGTTGGGCAGGAGGCAGCGCATTGGTATTTGAAGCTGGCGGTATTGATCTCAACGGTCCTGCTGCCAGTGCGGTATCTGCTCCTAACAACTTGACTGTGACCAAATTAGACGACACTACGTTCAGTAGTGCCACCGGTTGGGCAGTTGAAACAGACGGTCTTGAAAGTATTGTTACTCGAGCGCCCACACACGAACCATATCCTTACCACAATAAAGGTGTAGACATTGAAATTCCATTAGAAGCAGGACAGCCGCCACCTAACCCAGGCGCTGTGCCGGTGCCAGCTGGATTTGAATTTACGAGAAAAGCATGAGTACATTTAATTTTGAATTCAACGGGCAAAAGTTTGAAATCAACGCACCTACCGGTGCTACATTTGAACAAGCCAAGGCAGTGTTTGATCAACAAACAGCCAGCGGTGGACTCACAGGATTCAGAGTTGGTGATGTATTAAGTCCTGCTACACAAGCTGCTGCCGGCTTGGCCTCTGCACAAAGTCAATTAACACAAGGATTAGCATCATTATCTAGTAGGTTACCTGCTGGAACAAATTTAAACAGTCTCACAGCCAGCATAGGCACACTTGGCCAAGGTGCAGGTACACAAGTAGCCAGCGCACTGCAAGGTGGTGCGGCTGCATTTAATTCATTGACCACTGGTGCTAGTGGTGCTACTGCGTCTATCAGCGCAGCATTGTCAGGTGCTAGCACTGGATTTTCATTGCCTTCGTCATCAGCTATATCGGGTGCATTGACCGGTGCTGCATCAAGAGTGGGCAGCCTGGCCAGCACCGCAGTTGGTACAATATCTGGCCTGATCAAAGGAACTCCTACTGAGGGAATCAATGCAGCAGACTTTGCCAAACAAGGACCTGCACTGGCTGCGCTTGGCAGTATGAATTTACCTGACGTAACTGGAACGCTGGCGCAAGCCAGCAAGTTGGTGGGCCAGAACGCAGACACAATCAGCAACGCAGCAGGCGCAGGCAAATTTGGACTTGATGCCAGCCAGCTTGAACGATGGGGACTGGTCAAACCAGGAACTGCTGCCACATTCTTGGCACAAGGCAACAGTGATCTTACCAGCGTGTTAAAAAGTCCCACAGTATGGACCGGCAGAGATGGTGTAAAAAGTCTTGATGGCTTGTTGGGCAATGAAGGATTGCAAAACAAAATTCAGCAAGGCTTGATGACTTCCGGAGTGGCAGACTTAAAATCACTGGGTGTGCCCACAGACAAACTAACACCTCAAGCACTGAGTGGCCTGGCTACCAATGCTGCCAAGAGTGTGCCCGACACACTAAATTGGGCAAAAAACACTCCAGGGCTTCCGGCTGATGTCAAATCTAAATTTGATGCCGCTGCCGTAAATGGTGCATTTGCTGTAAATCTAACTCAAACCAAAATAGATCCTTCAATGCTTCAAGAATACACGCCTGTGGCTGCTGTTGATACTGTGAACACAGACACGCTTGACGCTGCCGCCAAGCGAATTGTGGGCAATGACAAAGTACCTAGTATTTTGCCAGCAAATTTTGCAAGCAGTTTGTATTCTAAGACTCCCGACGACAAGTTAATTTACACTGGTAGTGACCAAGTAGTATGGGACAATATCAATGCAGAAAGACTGCGCCGTGGTCTTCCAAGTTTGACTGCAATAGGCTATCCAAGACCTGATCCGTCTCCTAATAATAACCAGAATATGGGCGGATAAATATTATTATGACTACCTTTGTTGGCTTTAACACACAGAATCAATACAAAAAATTTACACTTGTAGATTTTGAATTGATCAAACGTGATCTATTGAATGCATTTAATATTCGCCAAGGTCAATTGCCTGGACGTCCTGGATATGGTACCATATTATGGAGTTACTTGTTTGAAAATCAAGTTGAGGCAGTTCAACAAGGTATTATCAATGAAGTGCAACGAGTGGCTGGTGGTGATCCTAGAGTATTCATCAGCAACATCAATGTATATCCTCAAGAAAATGGCATGTTGATTGAATTGCAGATACAAACTGTAGGCGGCGTTAATGCCGAAATACTGAATGTGTTCTTCAATCAAGTCAGCCGTGCAGCCAGTTACGTATAACTACGCCGTTTTTTATCTACATAAATAACAGATAAAGAATACAAGGCCCAGACACAATGGCAAAAACCACTAGACAAACTGCGATATTTGGTGTAGAAGATTGGAAACAGATCTATCAAACTTATCGCGAAGCAGACTTCCAAAGCTACGACTTTGAAACTCTACGTAAGAGTTTTACTGATTATCTGCGTTTGTACTATCCAGAAACATTCAATGACTACATTGAGTCATCTGAATACATTGCCTTGCTGGATGTGATTGCGTTCATGGGCCAAGCATTGGCATTCCGTACAGATTTAAACACAAGAGAAAACTATTTAGACACAGCAGAACGCAGAGATTCAGTCACACGTCTGGCCAATCTTGTGAGCTATACAGCCAAACGCAACACAGCCGCACAGGGCTTGCTCAAAGCATTTAGCGTGACCACAACAGAAAATGTTGTGGATTATAACGGTGTGAATCTGGCCAATGTCACAGTTAATTGGGCTGATCCCACAAACTTTGACTGGTTAGAACAATGGAATGCTATTGTTAACTCATCACTGGTCAGCAGCCAAAAAATTGGCCGTCCGTCAAACCGTCAAACCATTTTGGGCGTAGATACCAGTGAATATGGTATCAATCTAGTGCCTGGATTCTTGCCGGTGATTCCTTACACTGCCACAGTGGATGGTGTGAACATGCCGTTTGAAGCCACCACTTCGACCACAGCCGGCCGAGACTATATTTATGAACCCAGTCCCAGACCCAATGCCACATTCAATGTGTTGTATCGCAATGACCAGCTAGGTTACCAATCGGCCAATAACGGTTTCTTTTTCTTTTTCAAACAAGGCACCTTGCAAAACCAAGACTTCAATTTGGCCGAACGCATTGCCAATCGCACAGTAAACATAAACATTGATGGCGTCAACAACGAAGACCGTTGGTTGTTCCAGTTGGACAATGTGGGCAGTATCAATCGAGAGTGGACTTATACTGAAAACATTTATTCAGCGGCTGCAGAACAAACTGCAATGCTAAGACCAATTTTTTCTGTAACCAGCAGAACCAATGATCAGATCACCATGGTATTTGGTGATGGAGTGTTTTCAGAGATTCCAGTGGGCATTTTCCGTGCGTATGTTCGTGCTTCAAACGGCTTGCAATACATTATCAATCCTGCCGAAATGCAAAATGTGGTGCTGCCAATCAGCTATGTTGATCGCAATGGCAATTTGCAAACCATCACATTCACCTGTGGTATTACACAGCCTGTTAGCAATGCTCAAAGTCGTGAAAGCATCGATGCTATCAAACAACGTGCTCCTGCTAGATACTACACACAGAATCGCATGGTCAACGGCGAAGATTATAACTTGTTCCCGTTTACTCTTTACAATTCAATCATCAAGAGCAAGGCATTGAATCGTGCTTCAATTGGTACCAGTCGATATCTTGATCTTGTGGACAACACAGGCAAGTACTCATCCACCAATACATTTTCCAGCGATGGAGGAATTTGGAAAAATAATATTCTTCCTACCATTCTGTTCAGTTGGATCAATCGCAATGAAATTTCTGATCTTATTATCAATCAAGTGCAGCCTGCTATTGTTGGTGCCACCTTCAATCAATTTTACTATGCTAACTTTCCGAGAATAACTGTAAACACTGGCGAAACAGCACTAAGCACTTGGAATCAAAGCACAACAATAGCCAACGAAACCACAGGATATTTTGTAAATGCATTAGGCGCACCAATTTTGGTTGGTCCCACATTTAGCAGCACTGCGTTCAAGTATGTGGTGCAAAAAAGTTTGATTAGATTTATTCCTCCAGTGATTAATGGTCAGCCGTATTATTTTGATGCAAACAATAGATTAAAACAAGGACTACCAACTAGACCAGAAGATCATTTGGAAATTTGGGCAAGCCCCATTGCTATAGTGGGCGATGGCAGCAACAACGGCACTGGTAATTTAACCAGTGGCGAGGGTCCAGTGGCACTCAATAATTTTGTGCCCACTGGTGCAGTTGTTGACACTATTATCCCTGTATTTTTGACCGATTTAGTATTGTCTCTAAGAGAACAAATGACACAACAAATTGTGTTGTATAGAAATTTTGGTCTTGGATATGACAATACTGGTTCTATTACTGGCACCGCTGGCACTTGGTATTTGATTACAAGCACCAATCTAAATGCTGATGCAACTTGGAGTCAAACTTATGCAGGCAACACATCAGGAAACAATTTAGATGCCAGTTGGTTGGTGCAGTTTGTAGTAGTGAACAATCGGTACACCATTACATTCCGTGGACTTGCCTATTACTTTGGATCGGTGTTGCAAACAAGATTTTTCTTTTATGGCAATCAAAAGATTTATGACAGTCGCACAGGTACTACAATTAGAGATTTTATCAATGTGTTGGCAGTAAACACCAAACCCGACAGCTCGTCACCCTTGCCTGGCGATATCTATACCACAATTATTGGCCAACCAGTAGAGTCAGACGGATATGTTGATGACTTTCAAGTATTGATCAGCTATAGAGATAGTGACAGCGATGGTGTGCCAGACAATCCAGACTTTTTTGATGAGATTGTTGCCCCAACAGTTACTCCTAACCTCAAATTGGTGTTTTTGCAACGCACTGTTGACTTTGACAATCTGCAAAGATATTTGCTGGTAGAACCAGGTGTAGTAAATTCAGATTACCCCACATATGATAGTCTTGAATTGATAAAATTTCAATATTCTCCCGGTCAGGTTTTTTATGCTTACAGTGATGAATTGTTCTATACATTGACAATTAATACCGCAGGTGTGAGAGTTATAACACCTGCAGCCCAAGGTGAATGGATTGCTAGAACAGGTCGCCAGGCGTTGTTTTTCCAATATCGCCACAACTCACCACTTACCAACAGAATCGATCCAGGTACTACCAACATCATTGACTTGTACGTGGTTACGCAATCATATTATACTGCCTATCAGAATTGGATTACAGATACCACTGGCACAGTGTCTGAACCTGATATGCCAACCATTGATGAACTTAGTACACAGTATCAAGGTCTAAATGAATACAAAATGATCAGCGACAACATTGTGTTAAATTCTGTAGTGTTCAAACCACTGTTTGGTCCCAAAGCAGCCAAAACATTACAAGCCACAATCAAAGTTATCCGTGCGCAAAATTCCACAGCCAGTGTGAGTGAAATCCAAAGTTCTGTGTTGGCAGCTATGAATGAATACTTCAGTATTGATAAATGGAATTTTGGAGACACATTCTATTTTTCAGAACTGGCAGCATACTTGCACAGATATCTTGGAACCATAATTAGTTCGGTGGTACTAGTGCCACTAGACACACAAAAATACTTTGGCGACATGTACGAAGTAAGAGCAGAACCCAATGAAATATTTGTTAACGGCGCTACCATTGACAACATTATTGTAATTGATGCATTGACCAGTACCAACTTGCGTACTGCACCAGGTAGCGGAGTAATTTGATGGCACGAGTACGCAGTGTAGATTTTCTTCCTGAGATTTTTCAGACTGACGCCAACAAGCAGTTTCTGGCTGCTACATTGGATCAGCTGATTCAAGAACCAAAGTTTAAAAAGACTCAAGGTTATATTGGCCGTACTGTTGGCCCTGGTGTAAATCCCAATGACAAGTATGTGATCGAGCCAACAAAAACTCGTGCTGACTACCAGCTTGAACCTGGAGTTATCAGCATCAGTCCCACTGACAATAGCAAAATAGTAGATGCCATTACCTATCCAGGTATAACTGATACGTTGGTGTATCAAGGTAGCCCATCAACACAACCTAGCCGATTGTACACCAGCGACTACTATTGTCTTGATCCTTTCATTGACTTTGACACATTTGTAAACTTCAGCCAGTACTATTGGGTTCCAAACGGTCCTGATGTAGTCACTGTGCAATCGCCAGGAGCTGCGCTGAGTCAAAATTTTATTGTAAACAGAGAAAATGGTGTTTATACATTTTCGGGCGTGACCGGAAACAATCCTACATTGAATTTGGTGCGAGGCGGAAACTACACATTCCAGGTAGCACAAAACAATAAAGAAACAGTCAACTATCGAGTAACACGTACCAACGTTACCAGTTTCAATATTGACAACGAACCCAATGCCACCATCACCTTGATTCGGGGCAACACATATACATTTAATTTGTTTGTGCAAGGCGATTTTCCATTCTGGATCAAAACTGCTCCGACCACAGGCACAGGTGATCAGTACAATTCAGGTGTCTCTCGCAATGGATCAATCACAGGTACAGTGACGTTTACTGTGCCACAAGACGCACCAGACACACTGTATTACTCGTGTGAGAATCAAAGTCTCATGCGTGGAACTATCAGTATAGTCAATGCTGAACCTGGGGATGGTCCAGGATTTTGGATTCAAACTGCTCCAGGAGTCAATGGAAGAACCCCCACAACGCCAAACATCTCTTCCAGATCCATTTATGGTGTTACAGACAATGGCATTGATCTTGGTGTAATTAATTTTAATGTGCCACAAAAAACAGCACAAGATTTTTTCTACGGTCTTACCAGTATTGGAGCTGTTGATCTTGTTACTGATTTGTTTTTTGAAAACATTGACGGTGCAAGATTGGATCAATTCATAGCTACCTATGGTGGCATTGATGGCATTACTGACCTCAACACAAGAACATTAGTGTTTGCCAACAGCGCAGGCAATCCTGCCACCAATTACTACAGCGTATGGCGTATAAGTTATGTTGTTGTTGGTGCTTATACCTATCTATCATTGGGCAGCATTCTAAACATAGCCAACTTAGAAAGATGGACCATACGTTATGGTACTGAATATTCTAGCACACAATGGTACAAAAATCAATCTGGATACATTGTTGAGATGCCTCAGCTTACAGCCAAGCTAGATACTTTGTATTACCAAGATGGTACTGACCCTGAAATTTTTGGCACCATACGATTGATTGAACAAGCCAGCATCAGTACATTATACATTCAGGATATACTGGGCAAGAAAAACTACACCAGTCCAAATGGTGTGACGTTTACTAACGGATTGAAGGTTCAGTTTCTAGGTGACGTATCACCTGCCAGCTATGCCACTAGATCCAATGCATTTGTTTGTATAAACACTGCGGCTGGTATCAACCTTATCACAACTGAATCCACAGTGGGAATGACTGTAGGGCAACAGATTGTTTTCACTGGCAATACATTTGGTGGAGTGACCACTGGCGTTACCTACTATGTTCACACTGTGTTTAGCAGTAGCCAATTTAAAGTAAGTGTAACTATAAATGGTCCAGCAGTGACATTGACTTCTGCAAATGGAACCATGACTGCTACCACCAGTCAAAATCCACAGTATTATGTAAGCGGTGTTGGCACAGCAATTGAACTATTGCCTGTAGCAAATTATATCACCCCAGAACAATACAATCACGATATTGATTATCTCACAATCAATCGCGACAGTCCTGATTTGAATGCATGGAGTCGTAGCAATTGTTGGTTCCACATTGATGTACTCAATGCCACAGGTGTATACAACGATACTCCAGTCACAATAGACAACAATTTTAAAGGCAAGCGACCAATTATACAATTCCGTGGTGGTATTAGATTGTATAACATGGGGACAGAAGCCAAACAACCAGTAGATACAATTGACTTCACTGAAACTGATGCGTTCAGCAATGTTGAAGGCAGCACTGGGTACTCGGTTAACGGTTATACATTTGTCAATGGCAGTCGTGTGATATTTGCAGCAGATGCCGATCTTGCTGTGCGCAGAAAACTGTATGTGGTGAATTTTGTTACGCCAGATACTGTGCCACCACTGATTGCGCAGCCAATTATAAATTTGGTTGAAGCAACAGACGGTGAAATATTTGTTGATCAAACTGTCACATGTTTGAGTGAATCACAAGTTGGTATTACCTATTGGTATGATGGGACAAACTGGTTAGAAGCACAGCAAAAAACCTCAGTGCAACAAGCGCCATTGTTTGACATATATGATGCCAATGGTATAAGTTTGGCTGACCGTATAACATATCCAAGTTCCACATTTGTGGGTACAAAATTGTTTAGTTACGCAACTGGTACAGGCACTGCGGACCCAGTGTTGCAGTTGGCGCTCAAGTATCTCAATTTGACCAACGTTGGTGATATTGTGTTTGATAACAATTTGTATTCTGATACATTTGTGTATGTGATCAACAATACCAGCACCACAGCACCAATCAGTTTGGGATTTGTTTATGAGTATGCGTCAAGAACTGCATATGAAAGATTGATTGGCTGGCAAACTGCGGCAGTACCAACGTTGATGCGCCAGCAGTTTAAATTTGTGTATAATTTGCAACCGTTGCAACTGGATGTTGCTGTGCAATCAAACGCAGTAACTACTGTGCCCAGTGTAAAAGTATTTGTGGGATCAATATTTCAAGATCCAGGCACATACACAGTTGCAATCACTGCTAATACTACAACCATTACATTCAGCACTGTACATGTGGTAGGGGATGTAATTGAAGTTGAAGTACTCAGCGACCAAGTGAGCCAGGTGGCGTTTTATCAAGTCCCTTTAAATCTCAATAACAATGCACTTAATGCTGACAGCCCAAATTTTACATTGGGCACATTGCGCACTCACTACAACAGCATCTGTCAAAATTTAACCACATTTTCTGGCTCGATAAATGGTGCAAATAACACTAGAGACCTTGGTGACATTATACCTTACGGACAAGTGATTTTACAACAAAGCTCGCCACTGACTCTTGCTGGATACTTCATGCGGTCTCAGCAGTACAACATTTTTGGTGCGCTGGAATACAACAGCAGAGAATACCAAAAGTACAAAAATCAAATGCTGGAAGCTGTGACCAGACAAACCATACAGTATCAAACTGCATCGCAAGTTCTTGATTTGGTGATAGCTGAAATCACACTAGGCCGCACAGCAAGCAATCCATTCTATTGGAGTGACATGCTGCCGGCCACTCCAGTATTCACTACATCAACATATACAGTAAGTTACACTACCAGTCAGGTTTTTGACACGGTGCAAGTTTACAATTACACATCGGCCAATTACCTTGGCATGAATGTGTATGTGAATGATAGAATTTTGACCAGAGATTTAGAATATACAGTGGCCACCAATGGTCCGCGTATTGACATTCTAATTGAATTGGTCATTGGCGACACTATTACCATTCAAGAATACAGTGCCACTTATGGTACCTACGTGCCTAACACTCCTAGCAAGATGGGATTGTATCCTGTGTGGCGTCCAGTTATTGAGCCAGTGAAAACTAGTTCAGGTGAGCAATTGGTCATACTGGGACATGATGGCAGTCAAACTCCTATCTTTGGTGACATACGTGACGAAGTGCTGTTAGAATTTGAAACTAGAATTTACAACAACATCAAACTGGATGGCAATCCTGTGCCGCTTGACATTGTTGATGTGTTGCCAGGGCAGTTTAGAAACACTGGTTATAGTTCTGCTGAAATCAACAGCATTTTAGAAACAAACTTTTTAAGTTATGTTGGATGGAACAAGTTGGATTACACCACACAAAATTACAATGCCAGCAATCCATTTACCTATAACTATAGCACTTCAACCAATGTACTCAATGGCAGTAACTTATTGGGTGCTTGGCGTGGTATCTATCGTTATTTTTACGACACTCAGCAGCCAGAATTGACTCCATGGGAAATGATTGGCTTCACCGTCAAACCAGACTGGTGGGACATAACCTACGGTTCCGGACCGTACACGTCTGACAACATGAACTTGTGGGACGATTTAGAACTTGGTCTTGTGAGAGATCCAGTGGGAGCATACATATTATCAGCTTATGCTAGACCCAAACTGACATCTGTGCTCCCAACTGACTCTGCTGGTATATTACTAGCACCATTAGAATCAGTGGTAGGTAATTACAACACACAAACATTCCAGAAAAGTTGGGCACCCGGCGACGGAGGGCCAGTAGAAGCTTCGTGGTGGAATTCAAGCGACTATCCATTTGCTGCCATGCGCTTGCTGGCATTGACTCGACCAGCAAAATTCTTTGCGCTGTTTGCTGACAGAGACTTGTACAAGTACAGTACAGAATTTGATCAGTATCTTTACAACAATCGTTACAGACTGGATGCCACTGGCGTGCAAGTGTATGGTGATGGCACAAGCAAAGCCAGTTACATAAACTGGATTGTGGATTACAATCGCATAACAGGTACCAATAGTACTGTGGCGCTAGAAAAAGATCTGCAAAATCTAGATGTGCGGCTGTGCTACAGAATGGCGTCATTCTCAGACAAACAGTACTTGAAAATTTATACTGAAAAATCCAGTCCCAAATCCACCAACACTTCCCTGCAGATTCCGCCAGAAAGTTATCAACTGTTGGTGTACAAAAATCAACCATTTGACAGACTGATCTACAGTTCAGTTGTGATTCAAGTGACGGATGGTGGATGGGCTGTGTTTGGTTACAGCACTGCAAGACCATTCTTCAATACATTTACAAGTATCCCAGTTGGGCAATTTGAAACATACAGTGTGGCCGGTAAAACTATCAAAGTGCCTGCCAACTACACAGACACTATTGCTCAGATTCCCTATGGATTTGTATTCACAACTGAATCAGCTGTGGCCAACTTCTTGTTAAGCTACGGAAAATTCCTAGAATCACAAGGCTTCCAATTTACCAATCAAACCAATGGTTATTTGATGACTTGGTCACAAATGGTTTATGAGTTCATATACTGGAGCCAACAAGGGTGGGGCAACGGCTCCCTAATAAATTTAAATCCTTTGGCCATTGGATTGTCAGTTTTTAAAGAACAAGCGGTGGTAGATACAATTACATCTCAAACGGCTGAACATGTTATTTTAGATCAAAATCGTAGAGACTTTCCTGTACGAGATCTCAACATTGTTAGAGTTGATAACAACTTTACTGTTCAACCCTTGAACAATCAAAGTCTAAGTTTCATTGACATGCGTTACACCAGCTTTGAAAGCATGATTGTGTTGGATAACGCCAGTTTATTTGGTGACTTGATCTTTGAACCTATCACAGGTGCTAGACAAAGTCGACTGTATATTTCTGGAACCACTACCACAGAGTGGGATGGAAGTGTAAATGCACAGGGCTTTATCCTAAATCAAAATAACATCCCTGCTTGGACTGGATTAAAAACCTATGCCAAGGGCGAAATAGTAACTCACAAAGGTGCATACTGGAGTGCAGCCACAATTGTGCAACCCAGCACCAAGTTCAATTATAATGATTGGAATCAAAGCGATTACACATTTATTGAACAGGGATTGTTGGCCAACCTAGCAAACAAAGCTGATCAACTCAGCAACAGCTATGACATTAATTCAGCAAACTTGATTCAAGACAATGATTTGTTAAGTTATGGACTGATTGGTTTTAGACCAAGACAATACATGGCTGCATTAAATCTTGACGATGTCAGTCAGCTCAACATCTACCGAGAATTCCTAAGAACCAAGGGAACTAAAAACAGTGTTGATTTATTTGGCCAAGCCAAATTCAACAAAGAAGTTGCTGAATACCAAGTTTATGAAAATTGGGCGATTCAAAATGGAGTATATGGAGCCAATGCCAATCGCAGTTTCTTTGATTTACGGCTAAATCGTGCGTTGCTGTCAAGCAATCCCAGTTTGGTGCAAGTTGTGGTGCCAAATGAGCCGAGCACTGCTGACCAACAAATTTTTCTTGGAGATGTGTGGAAAAGTAGTTTTCCATTAACTACCACCGCACTGTTGCCAACTACAACTACACTACCAACAGATATTTCTTTGCCTAGTGCAGGATACGTCAACATCGATGATGCTGATATCACAGTATTCAATCTAGACGATCCTGCAAGTATTAATGCCAATATTAATTCTATCATAGTTGGAACAACTTTTTGGGTTGCAAAAGTAAACAATTACGATTGGGGAATTTATCGAGCAGAAGCTGTGCCAGGGCAGATTCAACACGTTTGTGACAATCTCAATGGTACCAGCAGAGTCATATTCAGTGGCCAACATGGATTGACAACTGGTGACCGATTGATCATACGATTTTTTGACGCAGAAGTCAATGGAGTTTATACAGTATTAAGTGTGCCAAACTTAACCACAGTAAACATTGCACTGGATCTTGTGGGTGATCGCACAGTGGTTGATGGAGTTGGCATTGGTTTTACTTTGAAAACCATGCGAGTGGCACAAGCCAGTGATGTATTGAATTTGCCATATGCTCAACAATTTTTACCAGGTGCAAAAGTTTGGGTGGATGACAATGGTAGTGGCTTATGGGAAGTATTACAAAAACAAAATCCGTTCACTGACCGAGCAATATTGGCTCCAGTATTACTTGATGCCACAGAACAGTATGGTGCATCGGTAGCACAAGCCACAAACCGATCTGCATTATTTGTTGGTAGTCCGCGCTATGGATTTGGTTCAGGTACTGCCAAAGGTGGTATCTATCTATATGTAAGAAATGCAGGCGACCAATATGTACCAATCAGTCCTATTGCCGGGCAAGACACTGTTCTCACATTAACTACCACAGGACTACGTGGATATGGCAATGCTGTGGATGCTGGTAATCAAACATTTGCTATTGGCGGTGCAAGCGCAAGCCTTGGCCCGGCAGCAGCCGGGTATCCAGCTAACAACGGATATGCTGTGGTGCTATGGCGCGATCCTTCGGCTGGAGCTGCCAATACCAGTCCTTGGTATCAGTCACAATTGTTGACATTACCAGGCACAACAACAACAACTACTCCGGGTGCTGGAGAATTTGGTTATAGTGTGGCCATGAGTCTTGACGAACGCTGGTTGTATGTTGGTGCTCCTGGACTCAACAGAGTTTATGCATACGGTCAAGTACAATGGGAAGACCAGGTTTTACAATACATTGCAAATGGCACCAGCAATACCGCTGACATTAGCAATACTGTACAGATAAACAATTTAAATCAACTGGTTGTAACAAATAATCTTCGTGTGTTGGCAGTAACAACTGGATCAATCAGCGGGTATCAACTGACAGTCTCCAGTGTAGCATCAGGTGCCCTGGTAGTTGGCTCTTATATTACTGGTACAGGTGTGGCTGCTGGAACGTATATTGTTGCGTTTGGATCTGGGTCTGGTGGTGCTGGTACTTACACTATAAATATCTCACAAACAGTTGCATCTCGTACGATTTCAGAATACACTGTGAATGGCAGTTACAGCACAGTGACATTTGCAACACCTCCAGCTGCTGGTGATGTGGTTGCAATTTCAAGAAAATACGTCAAAACATTCACTGCAAGTGGTGCCTCATATGCACTATCGCAATGGCTGTTTACAGCTAGATCAAATAACATTTACTCGTTCTCAGTTACTGTTGACAATGTGTTACAACGTCCAAATATTGATTACACATACGCTGGTACCACAATAACATTTTATAATGTTCCAAGTGCTGGTGCATCTATTGTAGTGACATCTCAGTTTTATTATGAGCTTGCTGGAACTATTACTCCAACTGTGGCAGTTGTGGCCGGTGCGAGATTTGGCAATAGTGTGCAGTGCAGCACTGACGGACGTCAAGTTATAATTGGTTGTTCTAGTGCCACAGTAAATGGACTGCTTGAAGCTGGCTCGGTGTATATAATTGACAGAAACGTGCAAAAATTCATTCGTCAGGATGACAGCTCTAACACATACACTGTGCTAGGTACAGTTACTGCTCCAGTCAGCGTGCTGGTCAACAATGTATTTTTGACCAATCAAACAGACAGCATTGTTGGTGCTGATAACACATTCTCAGTAAGCGGTAACAACATTACCATCAACAAAGAGTTGTATGTGGGCGACGTGATTGAAATTGAAATCAATCAGTTTGTTCAACAACAATTGATCACAGAAAACACCGTGGCTGAATACACAAACTATGGTCAAAGTTTAGACTTGTGTCCATATAACTGTAGCCTGTACGTGGGCGCGCCACAAGATTCTAGCATTGTTTGGAAAGGTGGCGTGGTTGAACGCAGTGTGAATAAAGCAAGAAGCTATGGCACAATTACTTCTACTATCGCCAATCCTAGTTTGACTGCTGGACAGACATTACGAGTAAACAATGTTGACATTGCAGTTCCAGCCAGCCCAAACAACAACATCGCAGGACTTGCTGCTGCCATCAATGGCGGCGAAGCAGGAACCAACTCAGGTGCTCCTAATGCCACAGCAGTGGTTTCTTCAACCGGCTACTTGACGATTTTTGTCACCAATACAGATGCCGCACCAGAAGGTAATAAATTACAAGTTGCGCCAGGCTCAGTCGGCACAGTGTTTTCTGCACTTGGATTTGCCACGTTTGTATATACCCAAACTATTGCCAGTCCACGACCACTGGAGTTTTCGCAATTTGGTTACTCGGTAGCTGTAAATGACACTGCGCTGAATCTTGTGGTTGGATCACCTAGGGGCAGTTTGTACTTGCCAATGGTATTTGATTACAACATAGTAACAGAAGTAGCAGGTACTACATTTGATGGCAATTCTACCACATTCTTCAGCCCAGTGGTGCAGTCTGGTGTGGTTTACACTTATGACTATCTGCCTAGCAACAGTCTCAGCGTGGCAAACCCAGGTAAATTTATATTTGGACAACAGGTTGAAACCAATGCAGTATCATACTTGGATCAATTTGGCTATGCAGTAAGTTACAATTCTGGAGTACTTGTTGCCACAGCACCTGGTGAAGACTTTGAAGATAGCACGTTTAGTGAATTTGGCGCAGCGTATATTTTTGAAAATCCCACAAGACGCCTGGCCTGGGAACCAATTGCCATTCAACCACCAGTTGTTGACATACGATTGTTATCTAGTGTGTACATGTATGACAGAATTACCTCTGCCAAGAGTCACTTTTTTGATTTCTTTGATCCACTACAAGGAAAAGTATTGGGCGCCGCGCAAGAAAATATTGACTACATCAGTGCTGTTGATCCTGCTGCTTATAATGTTGGTCCAATCAACAATCGTGGTGACACATGGGCTACCACACATCTTGGTGAAGTTTGGTGGGATATCAGCACAGTTAGATTTATTGATCCCAATCAAGACAATCCAACTTATGCTAGTCGTCGCTGGGGACAGGTGTTCCCGGGCAGTAGAGTTGATGTGTATCAATGGATATCCAGCTCAGTGCCTCCTGCAAATTACAATGGAGTTGGTACTCCGTACAGCACTATCAGTTATGTTGTAAGCACTAGGTTAAATCAGTCTGGAACATTTGTTACTGAATATTACTATTGGATTCGTGGAATAACAGAAACTGCATCACAGTTGGGCAAAACTCTAAGTGTGGCCACAGTTGCTTCTTACATTCAAGAGCCTAGAGCCAGCGGAATCAGTTATATTGCGCCAATTAATTCTAGCACCATTGCAATCTATAATGCACTCGAATACATTGTGGCATCAGACACTATTATCAGTGTGGAGTTTGATCAGTCCATAACAAATGCCAATGTACACACTGAATACGAGTTAATTGCACAGGGGCAAGCTGATTCTTTTTTGAGTGGTAATTTGTATCGTAAACTGCAAGATAGTTTCTGCGGAGTGGACACATTTGGAAACAAAGTTCCAGATCCAAATCTTAATTATGCTCAACGGTATGGCGTGCAGTTTCGACCACGTCAGAGCATGTTTGTGGACCGCTTCTTGGCATTAAAAAATTATATCCAACGTGCCAATGATGTGTTTGCATTATACCCCATAACAGAAATTAGAAGTTTTGTATTATTAAACAGTGCAGAGCCAGAGCCAAGTGCAAACAGTGGTGATTGGAACTTGCGTGTGGCCAACCTTGAAATATTGGGATTCCAAGATATCTATGCTGTACCATTGGGTTACAAATATCTTGTGGTTACCAACAGTTTGAATCGTGGATTATGGACCATTAATGAAGTACAAGTTACCAATGATCCAGCAGTAAGAGAAATAGTATTGACTCGCGTGCAAAATTACGATACACGTCAATACTGGAGTTATGTAAACTGGTACCAGCCAGGATACAATTCCAGCTCAACTATTGTGGCAGAAGTACCAAATTATGCCAGTTTGAGCACACTCTCAGTAGCTATTGGTTCTAGCGTTAAGGTAACTGCCAATGCACAAGGTAAATTTGAAATTTACCTGCGCACTGATACTGGGTGGGACCGTGTGGGTCTTGAGGACGGTACTATTGAAATTTCTGCGGTAATTTACGATTATGCGTTAGGCAGATTTGGATTTGACGTAGAGGTGTTTGATGCACAATATTATGATCAAGAGCCAGTGATCGAAACTCGCAAGATTATACAAGCTATAAATGAAGAATTATTCATTGATGAATTGAAGATTGAAAGAAATCGGTCACTCACACTAATGTTTAATTTTATCCTTAGCGAATTGTTAGCACCAGAATGGTTAATTAAAACCAGCTTGATTGATGTACAACACAAAGTTAGAAATTTGTTACCGTATCAGAATTACATTCGTGACAATCAAGACTTTGTGAGCGATTACATTCAAGAAGTTAAGCCCTATCATGTACAAGTTCGTGAATTCAATCTGACTTATGATGGTGCTGACAGCTATCAAGGCAGCTTGACGGACTTTGATGTGCCAGCTTATTACGATACCAATCTAACTTTGCCACAGTTTGTAAGTCCAATTCTATTGCCGTACCAACATGCTACCACTCAGCAGTTCAACACACTTAGTGATACTGCACCTAATAGCACTTTGTGGCCAACTTGGCCATATAGTCAATGGTTTGACAATTATCTGTTACATGTAGATTCAATCACAGTAACCAATCAAGGCACAGGATATACTATTGCACCCACAGTGTTAATTGTGCCTGCAGAAGGAGATACTGGGTCTGGGGCAGAAGCTGTGGCAGTTCTCAACTCATTGGGTAATATTGTATCTATAACGTTAATCAATGGAGGCTCAGGCTATCGTGTAACACCAAGCATAGTATTTGATGGTGGCAACGGAACTGGCGCTTTTGCGTATCCTCAAATGGCCAATGGACTCGTGCGCAGTTTCCGTACAGTGCTCAAATATGACCGTTATCAGTACCAAACATCTGTGCTGACCTGGAGTGAAAATGGCACATACGAAAATGGCACACTGGTTCGTTATGATGATCGTGTATGGCAAGCCAGCAGCGCAGACGGCAGCAGCGCCGTGGTCGGACCGACATTTAATCTTGAAGATTGGATAGTGATAGATGCAGCTACATTGGGTGGTGTCAACCGTACCATGGGATTTTATGTTCCAGGAGTCAACGAACTTGGATTAGATCTAAATCTGCTGGTTGATGGCACCAGCTATCCAGGTGTGCAAGTTTGGGGTGATTATTTCTTGGGTAGTTCACCAGCAAGTCCTACATTAGTGTGTACAGCTACCAATGCCACAACCAATGAAATCTCATGTGTGCAAACAGCTCGACTGACAGTGAATGACCCAATCAGATTCTATGGAACTGTGTTTGGTGGTATTGTGGCTGGCACAGTTTATTACATTTGCAGTATTGTCAGTACCACACATTTTACAATTACTCTGGCACCTGACGGGTTACCATTCACTTTGACCACTGCTACTGGTACCATGGTAGCAGATGTGCCAGAACTGATAGATGCCACCTACGCCAGCAGTTTTACTGATCAGTACCTTGGCGTACGTCCTACAGATATCAATGTTGACGGTGGAGAATTCATTGGACCTTACGAAGGACATGCACCAGAAGAGTTAGTGAATGGATCAGAATATGACACACTAGATTTCCGCGTTTACACTCGACCAGGTGCAGACTGGACTGGACAAGGCCATGGATTTGGTATAGGCACATATAATTATGTGTATGACAATCGTTCACTATACTGGGGGGATTTGGTACAATATCCTGTAAACATTGAAGTGTCTAATGAAAATACAAATAGTGATCTCACACCAGATATAGACTATGTTGTGGATTGGCAGGCGCAGACAATAACAGCAGTTTCTGGTGGCGGTATTAACACTGGTGACATAATTAGTATTACTGCTTATGAAATGGGCGGAGGCAATCAGTTGTTCCGCGGTAACTACGGTGGATCTGACACAGGAAATTCTGTAATAATTCCTGTAAATGCCAGTGAAATATATGAATTGGTATTGTTTGTAAACGGTGTAAATGTATCTGGTGCAACCTGGACGTCGTATGCGGTCAGTGTGCCTTGGACTTACGAAAATTCTTATGCTGCCCAAACTGTAGTTAAAAACAATACTTTGTATTATCGAGCACTGCAAACAGTGCCAGTTGGAACTGCAATAGATAATCCACTATTCTGGGTAGAATTTGTTCCAAAATTACAATCTACAGTTACATTCCCATATCCAATGGCCAATGTAAAGTATGCAACCACAACATCTTTGTTTGGATCGTTTGGTTATGTATACAACAACGGATCTAACGGTGTTGGCGCAACGTTAACAGGTTACAATGCATACGATGACTATTCTGCACTGACCATTGATGGCGCTACGTTATCCGTTGGTGACCGCGTACTTGTTAAAAATGAAACAGGTACGTATGTTAATAATACCACGCAAAGCGCAGCATTCAATGGCATCTATACTGTTACCAGAGTTGGTAACAATTCAGTGTATTGGATATTGACCAGAGCAATTGATTTTGATGCTCCTGCAGAAATACCCAGTGCAATCACCTTGGTCACAGCAGGCACAACCAATGCTGCAACAAGATGGGTTTGTACATCAAATCCAGACATCTCTGTTGGAACCACTAGCATTAATTGGAATCGATTCATTGGCAATGATGCACCATATAGTGCAGGTGATGGCATTTCTATTACTGCCATGGGATTTGAAAATCCTCAACACAGTTGGAGCACAGCCGTAACACAGTATCATACTGCCACTCAGTCTGACACATTGACCAGCAGCATTAACCTTGAAAACAGTATGCAAGGTACCAATGTGGCCAACCTAGTGGTCACTATCAATGGCAGACGCCTACAACCACCAGAAGGTATTGAATGGACTGGTGACGGGACTAGTAGCAGCTTTGGATTGCCGCAACGTGGTAACTATCCGCAATCATCTATTAATGCATTTAACAATATTCAAGTTTGGGTAAACAATGTTTTACAAGTGCAAAATTTTGGTAGCACAATTGGCAACTATTATGTCACCAATTGGAATGGTAGCAACACTCCGGGCCGTCAGGTTGTGTTCTTTACTCCGCCAGCAGATGGTGCACAAATTTTAATATCAGTTAACCTTATTGCACAATACACAGTTGTGTTAGGATCACCTAATCGATTGTTAATAACACCGTTATTAAATCTAGGTGATCAAATTGCAATTACCAGTTGGAACGATACATCACAGCAAGATCCATTGACTTTGGTGTTTGTGGGTCCAGTCACTACTGGTCTCACACTTGTTGAGCCGTATGATACTATTAATTATGATCCATTATTTGTAGACGATACCAGCACTTATACTGGAGAATACCCATCTGGACAATTTATAGTAGGCAATAGTTACACTATTTTAACTGCTGGAAACACTAACTTTGTTGCTTTAGGAGCTGCCAACAATAATCCAGGAACTGTATTTGTTGCAACCGGAAGTGGCACAGTTGCTGCCAGCGGATTAGTGTCTGGAAGATCATATACAATCAAGTACCTGGGCACTACCGACTGGACGTTATTAGGAGCAGCAAGTAATACTTTTAATACAACATTTACTGCAAATGCAACAGGAACTGGTATAGGAACAGGAACTGCTGTTCAAGGAAATGGTACCGCAACAGGAACTATTACAACAAGAGCTCTTTCCACCAGCAATTTCAACAACACTGCCGGAAGTTTTGATTTTAGTCTTGGTATTTCTATCCCTGCCAATAACTTTGATTTGGGCCGGGAAGGATTATCGGCCAACAGATTGTGGGCAACGTTAGATGGCGAGAGACTGTACCCTGGAGTAGATTATGCAGTTCAAGGACAATATTTGATATTGGGTAGTGGTACTATTGGCCCAACACAAGTTCTGGCGGTAAATGAATTTACTCAAAGCATTGTGCCTGCTGCAATGGCATTTAGATTGTTCCAAGACATGCGGGAAGTGCAAACTACATTCCGCATTACCCCGGCCACTACAACCACAGTGGCTCAAGAAGTTTCTGCAACTGCGGACATCATATATGTCACAAGTGCTTTGGCACTCAGCCAACCAAACTTGAGCGCTGGTATTTTTGGTGTGGTCACAATTGATGGTGAGCGTATCTTATACCGTGTGAGAGATCTTGGCACAAATTCAATTAGTGGCCTACAACGTGGCACTGCCGGCACTGCTGCAACCACGCACGCAGTTGCTGCTCAAGTGTATGACATGGGCATCGGCAATAGACAACCGCAACAGTTTCAAAACTACATTGTGAGTGATACTGCTGTTGGTGATGGGTCTACTACAATATTCTATGCCCCGACCATTCAGTTTGATTTAGCTGACAGTTCGTTTGAAATCAACAGTATTGAAGTTTATGTGGGCGGCAATCGCGCTAGAGTAGGCTATTATGCTGGACAGTTTGTAGTTGGCCAAACTTATACTATTGCAAGTGTTGGCAACACCAACTGGCATACTATTGGATTAGCAAGCGATGTTTATCCATTACCGGGTGTGGTATTCACAGCTACAGGCATTGGGTCAGGCACAGGTGTAGCAGGCACAAGTTTGGCCAGCAACTACTATCAACAAACTGATTATGATCCATTGGCTGTGCAATTCCTCACTGCCAATGATTTGTCGGCACCAGGTGCAGGTGTTGAAGTGGTTATTCTACAGCATAGAGGGGTAACATGGTATGCGCCAGGTGTCAACACTCCCAGCAATGGTCGACCTCTGCAACTGACCGAAACAACTGCCGCAAGGTTTTTACGTGGATTATAACAAGGTAAATAAAAGATCATGTCAACTACTATGCCAAAACAGCCAGTAACTGCAAATTCTGAGAAAAAACAACCTCAGCCCAAGCGCCCTAACGAGCAAGGATCGTTTTCCGTTGAAGCTCATGTGCGTATTTTTGACCCAAAAACACGCGAAGTTTACTTGGAGGGCAGAGCATGATTACTCCTGGACTAGCTCAGATTCAAGGATTTGTAAAGATACATGATCCCAACACAGGTGAAGTGCTAGTAGACAAGAAAAATGCAATTCACTATGAAAATATATCAATTGCAATGGCTCAAAGTTTAAGCAATAGATTGGACTCAAACGGATCTAGATTGGGAATTATCTATTCAATGGCATTTGGCAATGGTGGCAGTTCAGTAGACCCCACAGGCGTAATCACGTATTTGCCCCCAAACACAGTGGGACAAAATGCTGGACTTTATAATGAAACTTATGCCAAAGTAGTTGATGATAATTCAGCAGCTGATAGCGACCCTAACACCAACTACATGTCTGTGATTCATACAGCAGGCACTGTTTATACAGATATTCTTGTGACTTGTTTATTAGATTATGGCGAACCGCCCACACAACAAGCGTTTGATAATTCTACCAATTTCAACGGTGAATATGTATTTGACGAACTGGGATTGAAGTCCTGGAATGGCAGCTCAACCAATCTGCGATTGATCACTCATGTGATTTTCCATCCAGTACAAAAGAGCTTGAACCGCCAGATTCAAATTGATTACACCCTGCGCATACAGACGCTGAGCAACATAAATGCTGTATAAATATAGCAAAATATAGGAATAAGGCAACCAACATGGCATATACAATTGCTCTAACAAACGGCACAGTGTTTGCTACCATTGCAGATGGTACCACAAACACTGTGCTCGCACCAACATTAACGTTGGTTGGTAAAAACTATGCTGGATACGGCCAGTTTTTAGATGACAATTTTATTCGTATGTTAGAAAATAGTGCCAACGCTACAGCACCCCCTGCTCCACTCACAGGACAATTATGGTGGGATAGCACCAACACACTTTTAAAAGTTTATTCGGGCGTGGGTTGGACCGTGGTTGGAGGTGCTACCGCATCATCATCAGCACCCAGTCCTGCTGTGCAAGGAGATTTATGGTTTGACACCACAAACCAGCAGCTAAAAGTTTGCTCAGTACCCCCCAGCACATTTATTGTAGTTGGGCCAGCATATTCTAGTGTTCAAGGCACATCGGGTGCAGTGCCACTTACCATTGCTGATGGATCAACAGGTTATGTTGTTACAGGATTGTTCGCAGCCGGTGACTTGGTTGGAATTATCAGCAGTGTTGCTGATTTTGCACCAGCTGGTAATAGTGTTGCTTATGCCACAGCATTCCCTAAAATTTACAAAGGTTTTACAGTCTGGAACAGTGGTAACAACAGCGGCAATATCAGCAATCCAGGCAACGTCACACTAGCAGTTAGTGGTAGTGTGATTGAAACAGTTGCCAGCACAGGCGTTTTTGTTAATGGATTGGTCAGCGCCACTGGTAACGTTACTGCTGCCAACTTTGTAGGCAATGTGATTCCACCTGCTGGCGGATCAGTTAGCACCACTGGAAATATAACCGGTGGTAACCTTTTAACCGGCGGAATAGCGTCAGCAGGCGGCAACGTAACAGGTGCCAACTTTATTACTAATGGCCTTGCTACAGTGACTGGAAACGTTCAAGCTGGCAATTTAAGAACTGCCGGCTTGGTCAGCGCAACAGGCAATATTTCAGCCGGTAATGTGCTATTTGGAACTGGTATAGTTTCTGGCACTGGTAACATCACCGGTGGTAATGTACTGTTTGGATCAGGTATTGTGAGTGGCACCGGTAATATCACCGGCGGCAATGTGCTGTTTGGATCTGGAAGAATTTCTGGTGTAGGCAATATTACCGCAGGATACTTTTTTGGTGATGGCACCAATCTCACTGGTATCAGCAATGCTGTTGGAAATTCAATTACAAAAATTGTAAATGGTAGTACAGAAGGTAACATTGGCTCATCAGGTGGTAATATTAACTTCACCGTTGCTGGTACTGCCAATGTAATGGTGCTTGCTACTACTGGTGCAGTTGTTACTGGATTGAGCACCCCCAGTATTGACAAGACTGGCACAAATGCAGTGGGAAATATTGGTTCAGCTAGTAGCTATTTCAACCGCTTGTTTGCCACAGCTACCACAGCCTTGTATGCTGACGTTGCAGAACGCTTTGCAGCCGATGAAGAACTGGCACCGGGTACAGTGGTTGAACTAGGCGGTACAGCTGAAATTACTAGATCCAAGCAAGATTTAAGTGAAAATGTGTTTGGCGTTATAAGTACTAATGCAGCCTATCTAATGAATGGTGGCGCTGGAGAAGACAACACGCATCCACCAGTTGCAATGACTGGCCGTGTACCAGTGCAAGTAGTTGGAGTGGTACGCAAAGGTGACAGACTGGTATCTGCAGGTGATGGAGTAGCAAGGGCTGCTAAACCAGGCGAAGCCACAGCCTTTAACGTAATTGGACGAGCACTGGTTGACAAACCATCACTTGAACCAGGTACAATAGAAGCAATTGTAACCATCAAGTAATTAGGACAAGGTAATGACATATTCAAGTGGTGGATTAATTCAAGCAACAGATTACAACGGTTTTGTAAGTACCACGGCTGGTGCTAACGTTAATGCAACATGGAGCACTGGATCAACAGATAGCGGCTGGGGGCAAGCCGCTCTTACTACTGTAAGTACTGGTGGCACCGTGACTGCAACTAACTGGGCCAGTTTAGTTAACACTCTAGCCAGCATGGGCAGTCAAACCAACACAACCATTACTGCTAGGTCAGCTCCTACAGCAGGCCAAACCATCAGTGTGTTGGCAGCTGTCAACACTGATCTTACCAACTGCTATAACAACCGCGCCAACGCCGCTGCGGTTGGCAGCACAAGTACCACTTGGACTGGTTCGGCAGCCAAGACCACAACCACTGGTACAGGTAATGCTACTTGGACTATTACTTTTACAGATACTGTGACATTTGCTGATGCCAATAGTGCTAGATATTTTTTCAATGCCGGCGGCAGAATTTACATAACCATGAACAAATCATCAACTGGAACTGATAGTGATGCAGACTGGAACACATTTATTGGCAAAGTAGGCACAATCAGTTTGACTGGTATTGCTGGATCCAAAACTCTAGCTGGTACAGCATACACAGGAACCACAAGAACAGGTGGCACAGGTGGCACTCAAACCACACTATCCACTGCCACAGGCTGGTATGCATTAACTGCGGGTGCTGCTGCCACAACCATATTCCAATTGAATGATGACTTATCAGTCTACACCGGTGACTATGTGCGTATCACAGCCGCGGTCAATGCTGGATCAACTGCAATAACATTTGTAACGACATGGGTCAGTACAGCTAGAACTGGTGCAGGACAAAATACTCAAATTTCTGGCGGTACAGATACCACAAGCCCATTCTCGGCATACGGCACAGCACCAGTGGTGCTTTGCAGATTTGTTCCGCCAGCCACAACTTATCTATCCAATACGTGGGGCACACCCACAGTAGCAAGCTCTGTAGCTTAACCAAAAAGGCCGCAAGGCCCTTTACTTTTCTCTGTACTTCCTGTACAATAGCAACATGAACACTGACGATTTGATTTCGCACAGCCGTGCTCGCTTTGATCACGTGGCTGCCAAACGCATACTTCGAGAGAAATACGAAGCAAAAATGATATTTACCCATGCCGGCGGCATGTGGCGTGCTGGACCAGAACTGCAATGCACCTTGTTGTCCTGTGCACAAGACAAGGATGTTGTGTTGCTAGACTTGTATGAAACTCCTGTACAAGTAAATGTTATTGAAATGTTTGCTAAATCACACGAGCGTTGGCAAGAGCAAATGAATGCCTGGCTGGTAGAACATAACGAACTCAGTACTAAACGATGACTACTGGCGCACTGATTTTTGCGTTTGACACCGAACACACACGCTATTTAGACATGGCAACTTGGTGTGCCGAACGAGTCCGACACTTCTTGAATATTCCTGTTGCAGTTGTCACAAACAATCCTGCAGCCCGGGATGAAACTGTGTTTGATCATGTGATCTATGCTGACCCACTGGGCGAGAACTCGCGCTGGTTTGGTGACTTGAAACAACATGTGACCTGGCACAACAGCAACAGAGTTGACGCATATAACTTATCGCCTTGGGATCAAACGCTGGTGCTAGATGCTGACTTTGTGGTCAACAGCGAAGATCTAAAAGTGGTACTAGACAGCCCACAAGATTTCATGTGCTTTAGATCAGCTTTCAATCTTGCTAGACCTGAGGAAGAATTTTTAAACACTTTTGGTACATACCAATTTCCCATGTACTGGGCTACTGTGATGATGTTTCGCAGATCAAACACTTCACAGTACATATTTGATGCCATGCAGATGATTCGCGAGAATTGGACACACTACCGAGATCTCTATCACATCACACAGCCTACATACAGAAATGACTATGCACTCAGCATAGCATTGGGTATTGTGAGTGGGCAAACACTAAAGGTGGATGCCATACCTTGGGGCATGCCCAGCGTGGTACCTGAAAGCAAACTAACGCTTGATAATGACACGTTCTGGAACATTGAGTATGAAGACGCACAAGGCAAATGTAAAACAGTCTCAATTGTTGGACTGGACTTTCATGCCATGGGCAAACGAGATTTAGGAGCAATAGTTGAAACCCATCGAAGAACAAGGCTATGTGATCATGGCCTTGAACACACCTCAAGTTGACTACTTGGACTGTGCTAGAACACTCACAAAAACAATCAAGCAGTATAATCCTCACGCCAGTGTTTGTTTGATCACGGACAACACCCATGCCAACGATCCCATATACAATCACTATCATGTTATTGACAATGTAAACCGTGATAATCTATATGCAAACGATTGGCAGGTGTTTTTCCAATCTCCCTACAGAGAAACCATCAAGCTAGAAGCAGACATGATGATTGCCAGCTCAATTGATCATTGGTGGACCATGTTTAGACACAGAGATGTTGTGATCAGTACAGGTTGTAGAAACTGGCGCAATGAAGTTAGCTCGGCTAGACACTACAGAAAAGTGTTTGACGCCAACCGCTTGCCTGATGTGTACAATGCCATAACCTATTGGCGACTAAGCGAAACAGCACGAGACTTCTTTGTGTTGGTGCGTGATATATTTTCCAACTGGGCAGAGTTTCGCAAGCTGATCCGGTTTCCTGAAGATGTGCCCAGTACTGATCTTGTGTATGCCCTGGCAGCAGAAATCATTGGTAGAGAACTTGTGACCATGCCATTTGCCACATATCCACGGATTGTGCATATGAAACAAGCACATGCTGGCACACGTACTCAAAACTGGACCAACGAACTGATATGGGAAATGGATCCCATGCGTATACAAACTATTGCACAATGGGGTGCGTTTCACTATCATGTAAAGGACTGGCACCGTGACACCTGAAGAGTTTTGGGATATTTTACATTCTGCACCCGAGCCTGAGCCGGTATTTTGGAGACTGTACTACAACGAACAAGGCCAACCTGTTTGTTATAGCATGGAACATCTGCCAGGTAATTACATTGACATTGATGCTGAAATATTTGGCCTAGCCCCTGCCAACGTGCGTGTGGTGAATGGTCAGCTCAAATACATTACTACTCGCACATCGGACAAACTTGTGCCCGGTACAATAGGCACACAGTGCCACCCGCAAAATGTTGCAGTTGTAGTTACACAAAACGGAACACCATGGAGCAAACAAACATATGGCCTTGAATCAAATTGACATAGCAGACTTGGACTGCATATACTTAACATATGATGAACCACAACGAGAAGAGTTTTGGATTAAGATTAGGAATATGGTTCCTTGGGCACGAAGGGTGGACGGTATTCTGGGGAGCGATGCGGCTCACAAAGCGGCAGCCCACGCGAGTAGTACGGATAGATTCATTCTCATCGATGGCGACAATCTCCCCGATCCGGCGTTCTTTAATCAAACACTTGTTTTTCCTGGCAAAGAATATGAGAGTGCTGTGTTCCGGTGGCGGGCTCGTAATCATGTCAATGGACTGATGTACGGCAATGGTGGCTTGAGTTCATGGACCAAGAGCTTTGTGCAGAACATGCGCACACACGAAGCCACAGACGGCACAGCAGAAACACAAGTAGAATTTTGTTTTGATCCCTTGTACTGGCCCATGTATGACTGCTACTCAACCACATACCCCAATCAATCCCCATTCCATGCTTGGCGTGCAGGCTTCCGCGAAGGTGTCAAAATGTGCTTGGACCGTGGCCGCAAACCCACCACAGCAGAGTTTCAAGACCGTGTGCATCAACGCAACTTGGATCATCTAACCATTTGGCACAATGTGGGTGCTGATGCTGAACACGGATACTGGGCCATAGCCGGCGCACGCCAAGGCACATACATGACCATGCTTACTGCCTGGGACCACACTCTAGTGCAGAACTTTGAAGCACTGGCTGAACTGTGGCAAACAGTCGAAACGTCAGAGCCTAGGCTGCTGGCCGGACGCTTGGCAGAAGACTTGTACACACAGCTAGGCCTACCTATGATTGTGTTGGAAGCAGAACAAAGTGAATTTTTCAAGAAGCACTACAGATCTAACTGGCACAACCAAGGCATAATGACACGCGAGATTGATGTTATTCGCAAGCAAGAAGGTTGGTAATTTTGTCAGCCAACAGTTGATGTGTAAGTGGCCCATAATGAAACCCATCACGAGCACAATCCAGTTGAGGACAAGGAGCTAATACATTGTTGCCAAATCTAGTGTAGTCAACAGATTTATCATGCCAAAATGGTATAAAGCTGTGGACAAGTTTAATATCTTTTGTTAAAGCACAAATGCGATTAAAGTTTGCAGTCCAGTTATCAAAATTTTCCTGACTTGAATAAAATGGTTCGCATTCAGTGCGTTCATCATCCATCCAATCCAAATTAGGTCGTTCTCTGCGATGATTGAATGTATAATGCACTATGACGGCCTTAGGTTGAAATAGGATCAACAGTTGTTGCAGTTTGCGTGAAATCCAATCATTGCTAGCGCCATTCAAACTGAAGTTAAGAACTTGGTGACCTGTTTGCTGTTCTATTAAGTTTGAAAACCGATCAATACTGTTAACACCTAGGCCAAGTGTAAAACTGTCGCCCAACACTAGAATTGCGTTAGGATCAAATTTATCAATGCTGTGAGTGCGATATCCCACTTCGTTAAAACAGTAAGTTACAGGAGCACTGGTGTCAAACAATTTTGGGTCAACACAGTGTTCTTGACTGTCCATTCCCAGTGTGTTGGCTTGTAGATTGGCATAGAATGGAATGTTTATCTTTTGAGCAACAAAATCTAGGTACATAAATATTTTTTAATGAATGTTCTAATACTTACTCCGGATCGTGTAGGGTCAACATTATTGCAAAGATTGATCACAATTTATGCAAACATCAATGAAAACTATAATCCACTAACAATCAATCTGCATGAATTAACCAACGGCTTGGTAAGTTACCCTAACGAAACATTCAAACAATCAGTCCTGGGCAAAAAAGAAGATGGATGGGGCTACCATCAAACTTTGCAAACCATAACTGGAATGATTGACACATGCGGGCATGACATTGTAAGTCGTTTGGCACATTATCATTTAAAGAACCGTCGCGACAGCACAAATGATCAACTGGCATTTTACAAATATCTCAATGAGAACTTCTACATCATTGCAGCTCGACGAAACAATTTATTTGAACATGCAATCAGTTGGTGCATTGCAGTAGAATCTAAAAAACTAAATGTTTATTCGTTTGAAGAAAAGTATAAAACTTATAACAACATATTGAAAAATCCTGTAACTGTTCAGGCCGAAATGGTTGAAAAATATCTAAACCAGTATCGAGAATATTGGGAATGGGTAGACAATCATTTTCAAGTAAACAGTTACTTTGAATACGAACGAGACATTCCCAGCATAGAAAAGTTTATTTTAAATCTAAGGCCTTTTCAAAATTTTTTACCACAGTTGACTTGGGCTGACCGCTGGGATATTAGCTGGCCAAATTGGAATCGCATGCACTATCTACTGAGCCTGGTGGCATTTGATCACGAGTTCAGCACAGAAGAAACTGAGTTCATGGCCGCCAACATTGACTTGTATACCAAATGCAGAGTGGCCATTCAGGATCTGCAGGATCAAGGAATACTGGTAAGTGGTGTGCCAATCAAGCTGCACACGTTACAACAAAAAACACAACTGATTGCCAATGCGCCGGCATGTTTGGAATACTACAATCATTGGGCGCAACAAAATCCCAGTCAATATGCGTTGACCTACACGCCAACTGCAATGAATGAAATTGCGCAGTTAGAGCACAAAACATGGACTCACGGGCAAGGTAATAGACTGTCTTACACAGATATTTCTCAACAAAAACTGTTAAACAGTGATCTTAAAGGCAACTTATGATTGTGGGATTTTATCCAGGTAGCGGCGGCCATCGTTACAAATTGTTTTTGCAAAATCGTTTTTTTGAAAAACGTGGAGTTCACATGCACAATGATCTCATGCCCACGCGATATGCTGTAGACACTACTGTTGCAATTCGATTGTTTGATACAAGCACGATACAAATAACTCACACATTAAACACTGCAAATATCAAGCGATTATGGCCAGGGCATGAAATAAGAAAAATAAAATTTGATTTAAAACCAAGTCTTTGTAGGGAATGGGAAGTAGAAATGAAATACCATTGGCAACCATGCAGTCAACAACAACAAGTATCTCATATGTTTGATATGATTGTGTGGCATCATGACTATTATAAAACACAAGATTGGGAATGTGATCAATTGATTGACATTGCCACAGACGCTACTAAATTTGGCGAAGTCATGCGCAAAGAACTGGAAATTAAAAATTCCTGGTTTGATTTTGCATGGGATTGCTATGAAACTTATGGTGCTGAGGCACCCATTGATGATCTTTATACACAACAACTGCAAAAATTATGAACAAAGGCGACGAGACAGTAGATAACAAGAGTAAATTCTTAAACTCTGCTGAACAAATGAAACAAGATTTAGGCCCTGCACTGTGCTTGGCCAAATGGAAACAGGTCAGCTTGCACTTGCCTACTGGACTCAACAACTCATGTTATCATCCGCCACTGCACAAGATACCCGTGGAGAATCTAGCTGCTGATCCAGGATCATTGCACAACACACCGCACAAGAAAGCGCAACGTGTGATGATGTTGCGGAACGAAAAGCCTCTAGAGTGTCAGTATTGCTGGAATATGGAAAACGAAGGTAAGTTAAGTGATAGACACTATCGTTCAGGCGAGCCTTGGGCCGCTGTGGACTTTGAACAAATACGCAATTCAACAGGAGAAGAAAATGATATTATCCCTAGCTACGTTGAGGTCAATTTTAATAATGTGTGTAATCTCATGTGCAGTTATTGCAGTCCGCAATTCTCTAGCAGCTGGCAACAGGAAGTGGACCGATCGGGCGGCTACCCTACTGCTCGTGTTCACAATGATCCTGGGCATTTTAGTGGAGACCGCCGGGTACTTCCGGCTAGAGAGCATAACCCTTATGTAGACGCATTCTGGGAGTGGTGGCCCACACTGTATCCAGAACTCATACACTTTCGCATGACCGGCGGCGAACCGCTGTTAGACAAAAACACATATAGAGTGTTTGATCATGTGTTGGCCAATCCCAGTGCCAAACTGCATTTAAATGTTACATCAAACTTCTCTGTAGATGAGAAGTCATGGCAGAAGTATCTGGGCTATGTCAAGCAGTTATGCGATGGCCGCATAGAACATTTCATGCAGTATGTGAGTCTAGACGGCTGGGGCTCTCAAGCAGAATACATGCGGCACGGACTTGACTTCAATTTACTATGGGATCGAGTAAATCAATTCCTAACAGAAGTTCCTAGCTATAACAGTCTAACGTTTATTGTCACAATGAACAACTTATCAGTAACCAGTTTGGAAAATCTGTTTGCTGGCATATTAGGCCTGCGCAACACATACTCTAAGACCTATCAGCGTGTGTGGTTTGATACACCTGTGCTGCGCGAACCTGCTTGGCAGAGCCTGCAAATCCTACCTGAAGCCTATGCCGACCGGCTGGAACACTTGTGGGCATGGATGATACGTCAGTCTGAAACACCAGAAGATCCATTCCACGGATTCAAAGACTACGAAATTGCTAGACTGGACAGAGACATTGCATGGATGCGAGCAGGCCAGGGTCAAGATCATTCCGCAGCGAAGGCAGACTTTTATAGATTCTTTTCGGAACACGATCGCCGCAGAGGTACAGACTTTCAAAAGACTTTTCCTGAAATGCGTGCCTGGTGGGCGGAATGTGAATATTGGAGTCACCGTTAATGTTTTATCTTGACGCTTGTACCGAACTTACTGAATTCTTGCATCCTTACGCTAACGAATTGTATTATGAATTTGAAACACTTCCTGTAGTACTAGGCGCCACTTATTTGATAGGCCGCGAGCAACTGCGGCTCAATGGCGATCGCGTGAGAAGCATGTGCGAGCAATGCCAAATTATATTTGCCAATCCTGCAGAAGGTTCAGAAACCTTGCTATGGCATCTTAGAAAATATGGCATTGAAGATCTAGTGCTCGGAGGTCAAGTTCAACTGATAGGTGGTGGGCGCATGCCTCCCGAATACAATTGCATGCTGTTTGAACATTTTCTAACACAACCTTTTAGATATGAAGAAAATAAAGAAGCTTGCAAGCGCACACCTGAAATCTTTTCTAAAACTGCAAAACCCTATTCTTTTTTGTGCCTGAATGGTCGCGGTCGCCCGCATAGATATGCTATACTAAATCAACTAGAGCAATTGGGCTTGCTTGATCGAGCCTTATGGACCAATCTTGATGATCATTTAAAACCAATTCGACTGTTGCCTCCCTATTACGAAGTTGACAGATATCACAACACTGCTGTAGAAACAGGGTATGTAAAAGCTCAACTGTTCAATAACGAATGGGGAGAAATTTATATAAAAGCTGAACCATATATTGACACTTATTTTTCAGTTGTTACAGAAACTGTTTATAACTATCCTTGGAGTTTGTTTTCAGAAAAAATGTGTAAACCACTTGCCATTGGGCATCCATTTGTTGCAGTGGCCAATTACGGGTTCTATCGCGACCTGCGTGACCTTGGATTTCAAACTTTTCACAGTCTAATAGATGAAACATTTGATCAGCTAGATAACAATCAAGATCGCATGGATCGTGTGGTTAGCACTATTCAGGACTTGTGCAGTCAAGACCTTGGGGCTTTTATCCAAGCCGCAGAACCCATTTGTAAATACAATCAACAGCATCTTCAAGAGTTTGCTCAACAGCACATGGAAGAATTGCCCGCAAGATTCTTCCAATTTATCAACCCAAACACATGAATGATTTAGATTTCAAACACACAGTACTAGACCCTCTCTCAGACAGTTTTTGTGCAGCGAAATGGTACAACGCGACCATTTGGTTAGGAAGTGGACAGACCACAAGTTGTCATCACCCGCCAGCCCATTTGATCGACAAAGATAAAGTCAGTATCAACTCTAGGCTGCTGCACAATACCGATCAAAAGAAAGAAGATCGTCGCAAGATGATCAACGGGGAGCGTCCCCCTGGCTGCGAGTACTGTTGGAAAATTGAAGACATGGGTCGCGATGCTGTGAGTGACCGTGTGTACAAATCAAAGATATATCCCATAGAGGCCCTGAATGAAGCTAGAAATACGCCATATACTGAAGACGTCAACCTCCGTACACTTGAGATCGCTTTTGACCGTACTTGTCAGTTTGCTTGCAGTTATTGTAATCCAGCTTTTAGCAGTAGTTGGGTACGCGATATCAAACGACATGGACCATATACCCAATTGGTATCCGATGGCCGCAACCATTTTACTCACACCCATGATAGTGCGCAATTATATCAGTATGGAGAAAGCAATCCATACATTGATGCATTTTTTAAGTGGTGGGAGTCGGATCTACATCGCACTCTCCAAGAGCTCAGAATCACCGGTGGCGAGCCCCTCATGTCTGGGCACACTTGGAAACTCATTGACTGGTTTAAAGAGAATACAGGCAAGAGTACTACACGCTTGGCTATCAACAGTAACCTAGGTACAGACGTCGATATCGACCGTTTGCTAGACAGCACAAAAGGCATGGCAATTGACATATACACTTAGATCGGA